GGTAGAAGATAAGTTTGTTAAACTAAATGATTGGAAGAATGGAAACAAAGATAAATGAAGATTGCATAGATAAAGCTGTAGTAGCTGTAAGGGCATCTGACAATGTAGAGCAGTTTATGTCTATTACCCAGGATATGACTAAAACTTATGCTGCTAAGAACCATGACTATGGTAATAGCTTTGAGGGGTCTCTTGATGAGTTTGGTCTTGTAGCTTCTGTAGTTAGGTTAGGAGACAAGATGAATAGAATCAAATCTCTTATTAAGAAAGAAGCTCAGGTTAAAGATGAGTCTATTAAAGATACTCTTCTTGACATGGCAAACTATGCTATTATGACTGTAATGTGGATGAATAAAAACCAAAAGGTATGACATTTATAGTACACTTTAAAGATGGTCACAGAGAGCAGTATTCTAATCATTATAATGAAGATGATAAGCATGAAAGAGATGCTGCATTGAATGATGCCTATGCTACATTTCCTGATGCAGAATACATTGACTCTTTCTAAGTCCATCATAGGAGGGTAGAAAGATGAGTGTTAAAACAAAGGCTAAAGAGACTCTGAAACTATCTAACCACCTAAGGTCATTTCTTTTTGAACAGGAGTATGGTGAATTGAGTAACTGTACTCCTGCTCAGAAGAAAACCCTTAGGGATGCTTTGTTAGTTTTGAACTCTGTAGTCAGTAAAAGTAAGTAAATATGTCAAAGATAGTTTTATGCCGAGGTATTCAAGGTAGTGGTAAGACTACATGGGCTAAACAATGGGCACTTGAAGACCCTGAACATAGAGTAAGATTCAACAATGATGACATCAGAAATATGTTAGGTAAGTATTGGGTTCCCAGCAGAGAGGATTTAGTAAAAAGCTTGAGAAGTGTTTTCTTGTTAATTTCTATGTCCTATGGTTTTGATATTGTTATTGACAATATGAATCTCAATCCCAAGGAATTGGAGTACTATAATGGAGTGCTTGATGATTGGAATAATTCAGAGTTGGCAATGCCTGATGTAGTAAGACCAAAGTATAGCCTTGAATTTAAGGACTTCTTTATACCTCTTCAAGATTGTATAGAGAGAGACTCAAAGAGACCTAATCCAATAGGAGAAGAGGTCATAAGAAAGACTTATGAGAAGTATAAAGACATTCTGAAAGTGTAGTATGAGACAATATACATTAAGAAAGTTCATAAAGATAGTGGAATTTAATGGTTTCCATTATAACAGATGTAAGGGAGACCATGCTATCTATGTGAATGATAAGGGAAAGCATATCAGCATACCTAAGGATCTTGAATGTGTAATTGCTCGAAGGCTGATTAAAGAGAATAACTTGATAACAGACATTAAAAGAAAGAAAGAAAAAAAATGACCCTAAATTACTTGTATAATCAAGATAAATTTTGTAACTTTGCAGAAAAGTACATGTTATGTTATTCAGTGATGGTGTGAGGAAGGATATTAGTGTACACAGACTTGTGGCACTAACATTTATTCCTAACCCTAATGGATTAAGATATGTGAATCATAAAGATGAAAATATTAGAAACAATAATGTTGGTAATCTTGAGTGGTGTACTAATGCTTATAACTTGGCATATTCTGTGGGCAAGACTGTAGAACAGTATAGTAAGGAAGGGACATTGATTAAAGTGTTTAACACTATAGCAGATGCTTCTAAAGAACTTAGAAAATCTGCTGGAAATTTTGTTTGGAAATATGGACAATTATAATTATCCTATGGGTGCAGATACTAAAGATGCACCCTGGAATCAGGTTGATAATCCTGAAAGGGAAATTGAGGTCACAGTAAGTGTAACCCTTAGTAAAACTGTAAAGATTAAGGTATCTGACTATGAGATTACTGACTCTGGAAAGGATGAAGATGGTGAGTATTTTGAGGATATAGATTACTCAAACTGTGACCTTAAAGGTGCAGTTGAAGAGCAATACCCAACTCCTGACAAGATATTGGAGAAATTAGGGGAGTTTGCTGAGAAATACCCTCATAAAGTTTACCCTAATTATAAGACAGAGGTATTCAAGGGTTGGAATGTTGATGACTTTGAAGTGATTGAGGAATACTAAATTTAAAGAAGTATAATGAAAGTATTAAAGATTTATTCAAGAACTTGTGGACCCTGCAAGGTGCTGGAGAGTAATCTCCAGCTTGCAGGTATTCCACATGAAAGTATAGATGTTCAGTCTATACAGGGTGAGGATATTGCATCCAAGTATGAGATAAGGACAGTACCTACTCTCATCTTAGTAGATGATGAGGGAAATGTTGTAAAAAGACATAGTGGTTTGTTAGGTATTCAAGAATTAAAAGAGTTTTGCAATGAGGCTAATTAAACCAAGTTTTGAAATATGGGAACAGTCTGTTGGTCTTGAAGGAGTTTATAAACAGATTGAGAAAGTAGGTAGAGTATGTTATAAGTCTGAGGATAAGATAACAGAAGATTCTGCCAAGCCATTTGTAGATAGGATGATTAAGTCTGGTCATGGTGCTATGTTAGAGCATGGTACTGTATATTTGCAATATGAGGTTGTAAAGGGTGCTATTAATCCTCTAACAAAATACTATCTCAACAAATACTCAAAAGTTAAAGCAAAAGAGGGAGCAATTGGAGAAACTATGAGATTGTTTGTTACTACTAATCTTAGAGTGTTAGTAGAGAATGGTTGGCTTGATGACTTGCAGTACATCTGTGAACCTACAGAGTACCATGAGAGAAGAGTTACTGTACACTTTGTATGTGATAGAGGTGTATCACATGAGTTTGTAAGGCATAGAGTAATGTCTTTTGCTCAAGAAAGTACGAGGTATTGTAATTACTCCAAGGATAAGTTTGGTAATGAACTTACCTTCATTATTCCTTGTTGGTTAGATGTTCCTACAGGTCATTATGCTTATTGGGATGGTGATTGGTGTGATATTGATAAGATGAAGATTCAATTACCTGAAGGAGAACATAAGGACATTGATGCTTTCCTATGGACTTTGAATAATGCAGAAACACATTACACTTTGCTTATCAATAGTGGATGGAAACCACAGGAAGCAAGAGCTGTCTTACCTAACTCCTTAAAGACAGAATTGGTTGTAACTGGATTTACATCTGATTGGAATCACTTCTTTGACCTAAGAGCAAGGGGTACTACAGGTGCTCCACATCCTCAGGCTAAGGAGTTAGCAGAACCTTTAATGAAGGAATTTATTGCAAGAAAGTATATTGATAACTAAAAAAAAAGTATGGCTTTTGGTATGAAGAAAACAACTGTAGCCACTCTTCCTTTTAGTGAAAGAATGGCAAGTATTAAGTCTATGTTTAAGACTGCACATGAGGATGCAAGTAACCTCCATGCAGAAATGGAGTAAGAGTTATGTCTAATATAGAAAAGCTTATTTAATATGATTGAACAAATAAATCAGTTAAAGCAAGGTTCCATTATTAGTGAGAGTTCTCACTATATTGTGAACAGAGTGTCAGGTTCTAATGCTTGGCTTACTCATTTTGAAAGTGGTGAAGAGGTTCAGATTGGTATGAGTTATCTGAAGAACTATACTAATTCTGCTGACTTGTTTGAAACTACAGTAAAGGTAACTAAGGAAGATAAGAAGGATGGTACTCTTGGTATTAGAAGTATCTGGGAGAACATCCATTCTGGTCAGGCATTTACTGTATGCTTCAAGAAGCAGGATAAGCCTAAGAGTAAGAAGAAGCTCAATGAGGAGATTGACTATCTTGTAGACCAGTTCTCTAAGGATATTGATAAGGTTAAAGCAAGTAAGAAGGGAGTAGCTGAAAGGGCTAAGCAACTCATTACTGAGCTTATCAGAGAGCCTATCTTACCCTATGAAGAAGGTGAAGATAGAGTTCTTAGAGGCTATAAGATTCAATTTGAATCAAGAGATGGTAGATATAACTGCATTGATATGGACATACAACAAACAGATAAAGAGTCTGGAGTTAGACCTGTCAATATCAACACCATTAAATATTTAATCTTTGATGGTGTCAAGTATGTAGTTGAATAACTATTATAAGGGAGAGTAAGTTAAATACTTATTCTCCCTTTAGCTTTTTAAATAAAAGCTTGCATATTACAATTAAATTCCTTACCTTTGCACAAATAATATTTTAAATTATATGAGTTGTTTAATTATAACACCAGAAATTAGAGAATTAGCTAAGAAGTTTCCTAATGAAACAGAGCAATCAGTACTTAACTTGGTTGGACTGTGGCAGGAAAAGAATAATAAGTCTATTGAGGATGTCCCAATGGGATATGAACTTCAAGAGTTTATTAAGGAGCTGAGAAGTAGTGAGGCTACTAAACAGCTTGATAAGGCACTTAGCAGTTCTTTTGATACTCCAAGGATTACTTCTGTTGAGGAGCAGCAAAAGGTGGACCTACTCTTTGACCCAAGAACAAGAAGAGATAGAGTAACCCTTATTGTAAGATTCTTCAGCAATGAAGTTGATAATGCCTTGCAGGAAATGACTGATTCTTTGAAGAGAAGAATTGATGATGCCAGTGGTGTAGAGAAAGAAGAATTGCAGGCTGAACTTAATAGCTTGGATAGATTCTCTGCTATAAAGAAGTACACTCCTGCTGGTATATTCAATAGAGTAGCTAACATTTTCAATTCTTATGTACAGGATACAGAAGAAGGTAGAATACAGCAAGAACTTAATGCAATCAATTCTATGAGAGGTGCAGATAAGTTCTCTGATGAGCAGAAATTAGAAGCTGCCAAGAAGAAGGCTGCTTATAAGAATCAGGAATATAAGAAGATAGTTGATGATCCTTATGTCTACAAGGCTCTTGCTGAGGAAGCAAGTACTTTGCTTGTAATGACTGAGGGTATTAGGATAGACCCCAACTACATTGCACCTGCTGATGCAAACCTCAATGATGATGACCCTGATGGTAACAGTGAGGTAGATAATGAAGCAGAGGATTGGAGACAAGAAGAGGCTTATAAGGATGGATGGATGACTAATTTCAGACAGGTAAGTTCACATGAGTCTCTGTCACAAGCTGTAAGAAAAGTAATCAGACAAGTACCTAAACTTGACTATAGAGGTAAGTATGAAAGGGATGATTTAGGTTTCACAAGATACCTTGATGCTGACTATGTTCATGCTACTTTCATTGACAAGTTAAGGAACATGATTAACTCTGATGATATGCTTCCTTTGATGCAGGATTTGCAAAGAATCAAGCCTTGGGTTAAGCAAGTAACCAAGTTACTTCAAGGTGATGAGACTTTATTCTCTCAGTTCTATCAAGACTTCAGAAAGGATTTTATGCCTTACTGGGTTCAAAAGAAGAAGATGATGCCTGATGGTACTTTCAAGATGGAAACTATTGCCATCAATAAGCCTGAAGGTGTGTATTATCTCCTTGATGCTTGGAGAGATAACTATGAGAATGGAGTACAGCTTGATGATGATAGTGTATATGAGAAGAATGGGGAAATAAACAAGGATAATGCAGCTAAAGGTTTACAATGGACTGAGGCATTGAACAATATGTTCCAGAACCTTGATACAGAATCCAGACTTCAACTCTTGGAGAGAGAAGATGTATGGAATACCATAATGAAGTTGCTTCATATATTAGGTATTGATGCCAATCCTTCTGTATTAAAGACTGCATTAACTGATATAAAGACAGCTCCAGGTATCACATTTACTGACCCAATTATGCTTCTTTTACCACAATTGAATGTTATATTCAGTGGTATTAAGAAAGGTGAAGTCAAGTCTGAGACAAGAGAGGATGGCACTGAGAAGAGAGGAGACCTTATCAATACTTTTGGCTCTGCTTACAACATGATTGCAAGTATGATGGTAGAAGTAACTGAGGATGCTATTGAGAGTAGTGTCAGAGAGAATGATAAGTCTTACTATTCTCATGTTACTCCTAACTACTTAGGTAAACTTATTAAGAATCTCAAGAATGTTATGAATGACAAGGAGAGATTTGAACAGTTTATGCAGACTGAGTTCAAAGACTATGAGTGGTTCTTTAAGGATGGTCATTGGAGAAATGACTGGCTAAGACAGCTTGCAGAGTCTGATGAATTGAGAAGAGGTCTTAACCATAAAGTAGTGCTGAACTCTGATAAGGTAGACTATACTAATTGGGATGATTTGGACTATACTTTAGCTCTTCTTACAGAGTATTGGGGAGACCCTGACTCTGCAAAGTCAAGTATAAAGTATGCTTGGTATCATGTTCCTATCCTTTCAGATAGTCCTTCTGCTGAATTTATCAGATTCAGAAAGTACACAACAGGTGATGTACTTGATGAAAATGGTAAGAAAAGAACCTATGATGATGTTATCCTTGACAAGTTAGTAGACTTGGTTAATCAAGAGTATGACAGAATCATGCTAGTTAGAGAAAGGGATGAGGCTTATCAGAGTGGAGATAAGAGTGTAGAACCTATTGCAAACTATGATATTGTCAGAAAGAAAGATGGTAGTATAAAGAGTATGGGAGGTGCAGAATTTAAGTTCCTTCCTGCACTTAACAACCTCAGATATGACAATGGAGAGACATTCATTGATAGGTTAAGCAGACTTAAATCCACAGGTACTGGTGCTGAACTTAGGAACTTCCTAAGAACTACTCTTAATGACATAATGGAAGATGGTTTTGAACAAACCTACAGAGATTGGTCAAGGGCAGGACTGCTTGATGAACTTCCTAATGGCAAGTACAAGTATCTTCCTTTTGAAGGTCAGTCCAAGCAGAATGCAATAACTGCAAAGGCACTCATTAAGGCTAAGGATGCTTTAGGTTCATTATGGAATACCAATATGGAACTAATGCTTAGAGCCTACAACAATAATAGTGCTTTTGATAGCAGAGAGGCTAATAGCCTAATGGAGCAAATCAAGGCATTACTTACAGATAAGGCAACAAGAGGTGAGATGGAGTTGAAAGATGCTCAGTCAATCTCAAGAAGCCTGTTTGTTAAGAACAATGCTAAGGATGCACTTAGGGAATACTATTGGAACAGTAAGTTAGCTACTTCACAAATTATCCAGCTTACTACTACAGACCTTGCCTTCTATAAGAATCTTGAGGACTTTCAGAAGAGATATAAGGAGGTTCATGCTCCTGCCCTCAGACTGAATACTAAGGCTACTTATAAAGGTGAGAGAATTGGCAGGGACTGGGAAAGAACTATCTACTTGAAGGATGATGAGATAGTATCTTCTGTACTTGAAGACATCAAGACTGTACTTGATGAAAGGGTTAGAAGAAATGAAATGACCAAGATAGACAGAGATAATATCATCAGCAAGTTTAGAAATGTGAATGTAGCAGATGCTCAGGCATATAGAAGTTTGAGTTCCTATAGGGCAATACTTGGCATGTCAGGTCAGTGGACAGATGATATGGAGCAGGCATATAACAACTTCAAGAATGGAGATTGGAATATCAAAGACTTCAATATCATTTGGCAGACTAAGAAGCCTTATGTTTATACACAAGTCAATAATAACAGTGGCATTGAAGGTCATACTGGAATTAAGACTCCTGTACAGCATAAGAACTCAGAGTTCCTATTACTTGCTATGCACGAACTAATTGCTGGTCCTTTAGGAAGGTCAGGTAAGCTGAAAGCCATAAACAAGTTTATGGAGGATAATCAGATTGATGTAGCTCAGTTTGAGTCTACTACTAAGGTTGGAAAACAAGGTGTAATAGATTTGAATGATGTAAATACAGAGGCTGATGTAATTCAGAGGCTTAAAGATGCTACAGGCATTGGATTTGGTAATGAGAATCCTAATGTAGTACATAAAGTATCTTATGAAGATTATGGTATTCAGACTGCAACTCCTGAACATGCTATTGATGCTGTTCAGTTGGTAGGTACTCAGATTAGAAAGCTAATTACTGCTGACATCTCTGATGATACAATCATTGAGGTTAATGGTAAGAAGATGACTAAGAAGGAATGGCTTGACCTGTACAATGCTATCAACACTGAGAACATTCTTCAAGCATTTGCTGATGCAGATGAGATATTCAAAGACCCAAAGAAGGTAGAAGAAATCTTACTTGAAGAGATAAGAGGTAATCAAAGATATGGTATGGATATGATGAGGGCTTGTACTCTTGATGAGAACAACAACTTCAATATCCCTCTCTTTGACCCTGTGCAATCTCAAAGAGTACAGACACTTCTTAATAGTGTAATCAAGAGTAGAATTACTAAACAGAAGATTAGAGGTGGAGCTTTAATTCAGGTATCTGATTATGGCTTGACTGATGAACTTCATGTAGTATTTGAAGGTGAAGGTGCTAACAAGAGGATTAAGTATCTTGAATGTTATATGCCTGCATATAGTAGAGAGTTCTATGAGCCTCTCATGGGCCCAAATACTCACCAGCTTGATGTAACTAAACTTCCTGAGGATTTGAGAAAGTTGATTGGATATAGAGTCCCAACAGAGGATAAGTATTCAATGGCTCCTCTGTATATTAAGGGATTCCTTCCTCAACAGAATGGTTCTGCAATCATGCTTCCTGCTGAGATTACTACCCTGTCAGGTTCTGACTTTGATGTGGATAAGATGTATATCATGTTACCTGAGTTCAGAGTTAAAAAGTATGATATGAGACAGGCAAGAGAGGACTATGCAAGAATGAATAGCCTATTCAATCAAGTATTGTCACAGTTCACTCATAGCCAGTTGGCAGAAGATATTCTCAATGCAGATACTGATGACTTTAAGGAATGGTTCAAGGAGAATAAGGAGAAGTACAGACTTGCCAAGCCTATTATAAGCAAGGTAAAGTATGACTTCAACAAGTCTCCACAGGAGAATAGTCTTGAAGCAAGAAATAACTTGCTGATAGATATGATGTATGGAGTTCTGACTAATGCAGATACAGCTTCAAAGATTCTTAACCCAGGAGGCTTTGATTATCAGAAGAAGTCTGCAAGAATAATGACTATTCTCAATGATTCTTATGAGAGTGACTTGGCTCAAGCATTAAAGGATGTGGGTGTAGAACTTAATAAGACTGTACAGAAAGGTGTAAAGTCTTATCCCAAATCTATTGCTTCATATCTATTTGACTTAGACCTTGATACTCTTGATAAGTTGGCAGAAAAGACAAAGGTCAAGATGGACCCATTATCACCAAGAACTCAGGTAATGCTGCATCAACAGAACATGACTGGTGCTAAGTTGATTGGTATTTATGCCAACCATAATGCAAACCATGCTTTGATGCAACATACTCAGTTATCTTTGGATGAAGAAAATGGCTCATTTGTATTGAATGGAAAGAGACTTACATCTCTACATGATATTATGAATGGTGACAAGGAATTTATCTCAAAGAATAATGCTGGATTCTTGGCTGCTTCTGTGGATAATGTTAAAGACCCTGTGCTTGCAGCACTTAATCAGAATACTTTCACTGCTGATGCTTCTATGCTTCTCTCAAGATTAGGCTATAATCCTATTGAGATAGGTCTGTTAATGATGCAGCCTATTGTACAAGAGATTACTCAGACCTATTTCAGGGAGAGTAGAGAGGGTAAAAGTAAGGATACTATCATAGATGAAGTGCTGAATAAGTATAAGGAGAAGGCTACTCTTAATAATGACTTGACTTATGATAACTACAAGAATAATAGCTTCTATATTGAAGAGCTTGCAGACAATATAATGCTTGCTAAGGAGGCTGTTACTGACAGGTCTCAGACTTCTGATTTCAGAAAGATTGAGTTCTATCAGAAACAAGTTGCAGTTGGATATTTGTTCAAGAGAATTATGAACTCTGCTGATGCTTTAGGGCAGTTAGTACAGGCTACAAGGTCTGATACCCAAGGAGGTGCTGCTGGTCCTACTATTGCAGATACAGAGTTGAAGATGCAGAAAGTGAAAGACCTGTTAGACCAAATAGAGAATAATGACAAGTTCCCATTGAAGAATGCCAATGTAATACTTGATGGTCTGTTATCAGACAATCCTGACACTGACACTCTAAGAGAAAGACTATTGTCAGCTCCTCTCCCTTTCTTACAGGCTTTCTATACTCTTGGCTTACAGAAAACAGAAGAAATGTTAGGGTCTTACTTCCCTCAATATACTGAATCATTCAGAGCTGTAATTGATGACCTTAGAGACATGACAAAGACTGGTAAGTTAAATGTAAAGACTATGAACAGTATTTATAATGACTTGCTTGCCTACATCATGTCAAAGAATGGATTCTTTGGTTCTGAATTGATTGTAAACCCAGACTCAGAAGTGGGTGATGCTATTATAACTTCCTCTGACAAGAGAAAGGATTTCATCAATAACTTCCCTGAATACTTCAAGAGAGTGGTTACAGATAATGAGGATATAGCTGACCTTGAATTTATTAAGAGACTCAAGGTAATCAGGGCAAATGACAGTAATCCTGTAGACACAGTAGTGTTTAAGAATGTAGGTCAATTAAGTCCTACTTTGAGAGAAAGATATATGAGAGATTGGACATCTCTATTGTATATGAGTAACCCAGAAGCTCAGAAACTTGCTCTTAACTTATTCAGATACAGCTATTATAGGAATGGCTTTGCATTTGGACCTTCAACCTTTATCCATTTGGCACCTGTGGCAGTGAGAAATGATATCCCAGGGTACATAAGTACATTGAGAACTCTCTTGTCATCAAGTGATGATTATAGTCAATTTGTAGACCAATATGTCTATAACCACTTGGATAATAGGAAGTTGGTTCCTGAAATCCCTGATACAGCCTCTGTCCAATTCATAGGAGAGGATAATAAAGTTAAGGATGAAGTTACATTTGTAATTGATGATAATGCTACCTTTGGAGATAAGAAAGTTATCAAGAAAAGGATAGATACTCCTGATAGTCCTGCTTATGACTTCTTTAAGTATATAGGTAGAAGAATCAGAGGAAGTTATATCTATTACAAACTATCATCTGTAGGTACTGAACAAACTAATGTTGCAACCTATGAAAGGATTGAACCATTAGGCTTCAGAAACAGCTTCATTGAATATGAATATGGCAAGGATGTAGAGGAGATGGAAACTGTAATTGATAAGAATAGGAAAGATTATGACCCTTATGCAGATACATTGTCAAGATTTGACCTTGGAGATGCTGAGATTGATTATGATTCTATACCTGATTATCAGAATATGCCCCAAGGGTATTGGGATTCTATTCCACAAGTAGATATTGATGCTTTCCAACAGGTATATGGCACTCCTCTTGATACTTCTGCTCCTAAGGCTGATGATGTAACAACTCTTCAGCCTAATACAGAGTATAGGGATGAGAATGGTGATAATATTTGTGGTGCTCCAACATTATATAGTTTATAAGATATGGCAAGAAGTTGTGCAATTATTCCAAAGGTTAAGAATAGAAATGGTCAGGTAGTGGACAGCAAGTTATTCAAGGACTTGCTGTCCTTCACCTCTAACAATAGAAGTGAGACTACAAGACTGTATCTTATCACAAAAAGCAGTCAGTTCATAAAGGACTGGCAACCAAGATTAACATTAGATGAAAACAATGAACCTACATTGAGAAGTTTGCTAAAGCAGACTAATTTTAGTAAGGTCATTCCAGAGACTAAAGTACTTGAAAGGCTTAATAGAGAAATAGGGTACTATAAGAAGGGAATGGACAGACCAGCCTTGTGGGTAAACAATGATGAGAATTATCAGAAGTTGAAACAGAAGGCTATAGCCTTTAATCAGAACTCAGAGTATAGGGATGATTATGTAGCTAACATAATCAAGATACAAGATTCTGAATCTCCAAGAGTATTCATTGGAGTAAAGGTTGAGAAAAGAAACAGGCTTAACTCTGTTGATGCAGATAAGATGGAATACAATGAAAACCTTAATAATAGGTTGAGAGGTATTCTTGAATCTCATGGAATAGGGATAGGTGCTTTGACTGACCTTGAAAAGAGAATGGGTATTCATGGTGTAACTGACTTTGATGTTGCAAGAAATGCAGCAAATGGTCTTGTTGAAATGATTAGGCTTGCTAATGGTATTCAAGGTGAGAGAGCACTTCCTGAGGAATTTGCACACTTTGCCATTGAAGCTATGGGAGATAATCCACTTATCAATAGACTTATCAATAACATATCTTCCAATGGATTAGCAAGAGAAATTATAGGTGAGGACTATGACACCTATGATACCTTATATCATAGTGATGAGGCTAAGTTGGCAAAGGAAGCTGCAGGTAAATTACTTGCAAAACATCTCCTTCAAGGAGAGAAAGTCCCATCTGCTCCTTACAGTAATCTGCTGCAAAGAGTAATTCAAGCAGTTAAGAATTTCTTTAAGAATATTAGTGCAAGTCCTATACAAAGAGTCATGAAAGAGGCTGATAAGAACTTTGGTTCTTTAGCACAGCAAATCCTTGATGGTAGTATGGATGAGGCTATTGACATTAGCAATATTACTTCAAGTGGGGTGTTTTATAATACCTCAGAGAGAGTGGCAAGAGATAAAAAGCTGCTTCAAGGAATCATTGAGAATGAATTGAAGAGATTGAAGATTTATGAAAAGAGAAATCCTAATAGCCAGTTTAGTGCTAATCAAAGGTTACTCATTGATAGATTGGATATTGAATTAGCTGACAACAATGAGATTGAGGGTATCTATACTTTTGTTGAGAATGCTCTTGAAGAATTAACCAAGGTAAGTGATAGGCTTACTATGTTGCAGAATACTCCTGCTACCAATGTTAATGAAAGAGCTGGTGTTCTAAGAGATGTCAGAAACTACTTGTACAGTTACAAGCATATTACTGATGATATTAGAAAGTCTCTTATTGATGAAGAGAGACATGCAGACAATAGATATGGTCAAAGAGTAAGGGTTGTGTTAGACAACACAACTACACTACTTGGAGACTTGTTTGTCAGATACAACAATGTGGCAATGCCTCTCTTTGTTGATTTTATTAAACCTTTTGTAGGGGAAAGTATAACTGTTCCTTTTGGCAAGTACAAGGGTAAGACTATGACTGCTGAAGACTTGGTTAAGATAGCTGACAAGGATATACCTTTCTTTGATAGATGGCTTGATTCTATGGCAGACTCTTCAGATTATATGCTGAAAGTTATGGACCAAGCTGTCAAGAAGAGTAAAGAAAATGCAAGGTTGGAGACTATCAATGTTATGAAGGAGCTTCAAGCTGCTACCATTAAGTTAGAGCAAGTTGGAATTAAGAGCACTGATTGGATGTTTGAAAGAGACAGCAAAGGTAATCTTACAGGTAATTATATCTCTGAGATTAACCAAGGCTTATTCAAGGAGAAAGTCAGAGAAATGTTCAAGTCTCTCAATGAAAAGTATGGTAAGAATCCTGTAGGAGATAATGCAGAGAAGTACAGAAAAGAGAGACAGGCTTGGTTTGATGCTAATATGGAAGTAGTCAATGGAAAGAAGCAACCTAAAGTATCAATCTATGGCAATAAGGCTTATCAGAATTTGAATCCTGCCCAAAAAGAATACTACAATAGGATTATGGAGATAAAAGCCAAGCTGGATTCATACCTTCCTGACAAGTATACTACCTTAACTAATGCAGTTAAAATCAGAAAGGACTTACTTGAAAGAGTGAAATCCTCTGATAGTGTAAAGTCTGGAGCCAAACAACTGTGGGAAAGTGTAAAAGATGAGTTCATTAGGAGGACTGATGACACTGAGTTTGGAGACAGAGCTACAGTAAAGGACTTTGAAGGTAAAGAGGTACAAGTGCTTCCTATCTATTATACCAAGATGAAAGAGGGTGAAAGTCCTAATGACCTATCTACTGATATAGTATCTACTCTCACAGCTTATGCAGCTATGGCTAATAACTTCAATGAAATGAATAAAGTAATTGATGTTCTTGAGCTTGGCAGAGATATGCTGAAAGAAAGGAAGATTATACAGACAAGAGGTGGTAAACCATTGGTTGAAAAGTTCAAGTCTGTAGGTAGGAAAGTTGAATCTACTCTCACTAAGTCTGGTGATGAAACAAGATTTATGCAAAGACTGAATGACTTCTTTGAAATGCAGGTATATGGCAGGTATATGGCTGATGAAGGCACATTTGGTAATACTAAGATTGATAAAGGAAAGGTAGCTAACTTTGTTAATAGGATGACTTCCCTCAATACATTAGCTGTCAATGTACTATCAGGTATTTCCAATGTGGCTACAGGTAAAGTAATGATGAGAATTGAGTCCTTTGCAGGTGAGTTCTATAATGAATCCAATACCTTACATGCTGATAGAAATTATGGTAAAGCATTGCCAGAGTACTTAGCTGAGATAGGTAACAGAGTCAAGACAAGCAAGCTTGCTTTGTGGGATGAATTATTCAATGTAATGCAGGAGTATGAAGCTGATGTTAGAGAAGTAAACTTTGACAGAAAGACTTGGTTCAGTAGAATGTTTGGTACTTCTGCCTTGTTCCTTATGAATAATGCTGGTGAGCATTGGATGCAGAATAGAACTTCATTAGCACTTGCAGATGCTTATAAGATGAAAGCTCCTGATGGTAAAATAGTTTCCTTATGGGATGCTATGGAGGTGGTTCCTACAGATAAGAACAACAAGAAGTTAGGTGCCAAGTTGCAGTTAAAGCAAGGTTATACTAAGGAAGATGGCTCTGCATTTACAAGGGATGATATTATAGCATTTAGTAGGAAATCTGCTGCTATAAATCAGAGAATGCATGGTATTTACAATAAGGCTGATAGAAGTGCAGTGCAAAGATTAGCTGTAGGTAGAATGGGTGTTATGTTCAGAAAGTGGATTAAACCATCTCTTAACAGAAGATTCAAGTCTGCTACATATAACTATGATTTGCAAGCATGGACAGAGGGTTATTATAACACCACAGGCAGGTTCTTGATGCAGCTTGCTAAGGAATTGAAAGAAGGTCAGTTTGTATTAGCTGCAAATTGGAACCAACTTACCAAGACTGAAAAGGCAAATATCAAGAGAGCTGCAACTGAGGTTGGTCATTTCTTGGCAGTAGCACTTGTGCTTGGTCTTGTGGACTGGTCAGATGATAAGGATAGACCTTGGCTAGCTAAGATGGCAGAATACCAAGCAAGAAGATTATACACTGAATTAGGTTCACAAATTCCTAGACCTCAGATGGTTGGAGAAGGATTGAAGATTCTTAAATCTCCTGCTGCTGGTATCAACACTCTTGAAAATACTCTTGATTTAGTTGGACTTATGAATCCATTTAATTATGAGGTATTTGCTGGAGAAGATGCCTTAATCCAGTCAGGCAGATATAAGGGAGAATCTAAAGCAGTAAGACTATTCTTTGAGTCTCCTCTTATCCCAATGAATAAGACCATTTATAGAGGTTTGCATCCTGAGAAAGGTATTCCATTCTTTAAGCAATAAAGTTAATTGTTAATAATAGAAAGGGGAGTGAGTAGATTAAGTTCTACTCCTCCCCTTATTTTTTTTTATTTCCTACAAAATAAAAGGGAAGTAACATTTCTGTTACCTCCCTAATAAAAAATTTCATCCTACTGACTAAAAGGCTATACATTTAACAGCTTGGTCTCTTTCCTCTTGAGAAACTGAATCAAACTTCTCTGCTGTCCAACCTTTCTTCAATAGGTTCTCTTGTGCAGACTCACTTAGAGTATTGAATGAAGTGGTAGTTGAAGTAGCACCTCTCAACTCACTGATAGTAGGAACTTTGAGTGTGCTATCTGCATATTTACCCTCATTAATTCTTCTATAGTAATCTATCAGAGAAGGCCTTATGTTATTCCAGTTAGTAACCTTGGTAAAGAGTTCCTTGAAGAAATCAAGTATTCTCTTGCCTAAGCCTCTATTCTGTCTTGTCATTACATACTCTCTAAATCCTTCTGCCATATCTTCTTCAAGAGAAAGATTGTCTTTTTCACCATATAACTTTCTTGCTTCATCATATAATGCCTGTCTCTCATTATTGTCAAGAAGAAGATTGAATACAGCATGGAAAGCTTCATGGTATGTAGTACCTTCAGCAGCTATGTCAGACAATGTGATTACACCTTTATCAAATTGACCCCAAGCTAAAGCACCTTGTCTGCCTACTTTAATAAGACCTTTTACTACTTGTACTCTATCATTCTTACTTAATTGAGGTAGCACTCTACTAATCCAATTAAGTTCCTTTTCCTGATTCCATACTGTAGCTTCTGTGTCATCTACTCTTCTTAAAGTAAATTCATCTTCAAACTCCTCATCATGGTCATTTATTGCCTTTTCCTTTTGAGCAGTATAGGCAGCACCTGTCTGGGTATTACCTTGATTAATAGTTGCAGGAGTCTCTACAGTAGTAATAGGAGCAACACTTACAGTAGGTACTGCATCAGGGTCAAACAATATAGTCTTTTCTGATGCTAAATCTTTCATTCTTTGAGGATTACCTAATAAGGCTTTTCTAATGGAATCCTCAACTTGAGACTCACTCATACCTCCTTGTACAGGATTATTCTTTATAAATAAGAATGTTTTACCATTAGGAAATACTGCATAGTAATTATTTGAAGCTACATGGGCTGCTTCTCCCTGTCTGCCAAATCCCTTGGTTATATTAGGAACCTTGGTTACATGGACATCTACTTCTGTAATACCTGCAATAGGAGTTAAATACCCTTTATGTAACTTGCCATTCAACTCAAAGTAACCTACTCCCTCATCAGCATTATTCATACTGTGTTCAGGTGTCAAATCTTCAATAGGGTTCTGTGTCTCTAATGAAGTTTCAAAGATAGGTAACACTGTCTGAGCTTGTGCTGGAGTAGTAGGAGTTTCTGTAGATTTATCTACTTTAACTGCACTTACCAAAGGCACATTAACAGCAGGATTATATGTAATAGGAATACCCTTTTCACTTTGTACTGATGATACATTCTCCTTATTATAACTCAATACAAATGGCATTACAGCTAACTTAGTAACTGGTACACCATACTGAGATTCAAATAGGTTCTTGTAAGAAGAAAGTTGTAAAGTATAGTAATCCTTTGCACTCATTCTTTGAGTAGCAGATGGAGTGGTAAAGTAATTAACCTTGTGACCATATCTATCTGTAAAGTCATAGAAACTATATCTGCTTGTCTTTACATCATAGATTCTAAAGTTACCATCCTTGTCAATAGAAAGAATATCAACCTCACCTGCAACTCTTGTACCATCAGGATATTTCTGGAACAATACAATATTATCAGCAAGGAATCTCTCTCCCATTTGCTCCATATTTGACTTAATCCTATTAAGGGAAGTAATCAAATCTATAAAAGCATTTTCCGACATATTGGATGGTCTTGCTATCTTAGATACATCTCTTATAGTAAAGTACTGTCTGATGATACTATCTACTGCTGAACCAGCATTAAGTGCCCTTTGTGAATTAGTACCAGACACCTTGTCTCTTACTATATTCACAATAGTATCTCTACTCTTGGCATCAGTCTTACCTCTGTAGGCAGTCAAGTCTACCTTAAACTTGTTCTCCAAGTATTTCAGGTAATTCTCATACTGAGTAGGATTATCTACAAACTTGCTAAGATTAAGTCTTGCTAATTCAAGAGCCTTTGTCTGCTTGTCAGATTCTACCCAATTAGAGCCTAATCTGCTATGTACCCTACTATACTGATGATATTCACCATCATCTTCAAGTACATAATAAAACTCACCATCAGTTCTTGTCTTATCTACCCTCTTTTGGTTCTCATATATTTCACTGATAACCTCCTTAGACTTGGCAACTCTATCTTCTCTTTCTTTCTTCCTACCTGCAATAGTATCCTTAACATCTTGTGCATCCTGACCACTGAGATATACTTGCTTACTTCTGTCAAGTACCTTACCATCAGGAGTAAGAACTTTGTTATCTACCATCATTGAAGAGTTAGTAGAATCCCCAAAGTTATCTTGTGCCCAAGCTAAATCAAGCAATATTCTGTTACTGTCAGTAACTTCTACAGTCCTGCCTTGGTCATCCCTAATAGTATTTGTCTTTAAGTCCACATAGTATGGCTTGTTTGAAGATGTAGATACTATCCTTGTGCCTGTAATAGCACCTTCAGTGCCACCTACAGGTGTCTCTATCTTCCTCTTAGGCTGAGGGGCTACAGAAGCTGGGCTTATAGCCTGATGCAGATTACCCTCATTATCAAAGTAATCAGTTGTGAACCAGTTACTTCTTACTGAAGCCTCAGTAATATTTGAAGTAAGGATATTAGAGTTTATCAATCTGTTGTTGTATGCACCCTCATTTATTCTTCTTGTGCTGACCTGTAAAGGAAGATTGAACTTGATAAGGTGTCCAAGTACCTCATTGTATATATCCTCAGGATTCTTAGGAGTACCTAATGCACTTGTATCTCCCAAGTCTTCAAGAGCAGTTGCATCAAAGTTTATACCTCCAATCTCTGCACTCTTACTACTTGTAGAGAAATATACATCATACTTGTCCTCCTTGATTTGCTCTTTTCCATTAATGATTACTTTCTCATAAGTACCATCTGGCTTTCTTACCTTCTTACTGATAACAATACCATCACCTGCCTTACTACTAAACCAAGTAACCATAATATCCTGCATATACAAGTCTTGTGCCAAGTCTTGCATAGCAGCAGATACATCATCCTGTGATGTAGCAGTTGATAACTTAGTAATGGTATTCTTTATATCTTCTCCAACAGGAGTAGAACTTACTGAACTGTCATTTAGGTTGAACTCCTCATTATTGAAGTGCTTAACTCTTATAGCAGCAGGAGAATACTTACCAGCCCCATTAGGTATAAGCAGATATAATCTACCTTCCTTTTGGCTCATATCCACTGGCTTGATGATAAGGCTGTCATCAATCTTACTATTAGTAGTAAGAACACCATTCTTTATAATACCAAAGATAGGCTTTCTATCAGTTGAAGATACATTAGGTATTTCAGATAGACTTCTCTCAGTATTACTATAAGGGATTCTACCTACCATTACCTTAGATACCTTTGTAACAGGTGTGGCAATAAACTTACCAGTCTTATTCTGCCTGTTAGCATACTCACCTCTTATCTTCTCTTCAAGACCCTTCAGACCCTCATACCTTGAAACACTATAATCAGATTCATCCAAACTACCTACTACTTGGTTGTTTCTCTTGTCTACAATGAAAATTGTATTCTCATTATAGTCTGGGTCAATCATAAAGCCAAGTTCATCACCTGCCTTTAAGTTACCCTCATTTACATATCTGAATGCTCCTTGGTCTCTTAGATAACCATAGATGCCAGAGAAATCTACATTCTTTTCTCTTTCATTTACTACAATATCAAATGGTCTAAAGTCTCCTTCTTTACTTGCTTCTATATGCAATTCAGGTATAGCAGGTCTATAGAATTGATTAGAAGTATCTCTACTTGGTCTCTGTGGAGTTTCTACCCTTTCATTGGCTTTCTTATTCTCCTCATTAACCATCTCAGCAGTTATATTACCTACAGGCAATTCTGTTGTAGGTAAGTCTTCACTACTTGTTACAGCAGGAGTAGTAGATGTACCACTGTCTCCTGTAGCAGTCCTATCATCACCTCTTACAGTTCCCTCTCTTTTTTCTATAGGCTTCTTATATTCAGGTGAGAATCTATCCTTGAATCTATTGTCATTGTTTACTTTTGACATTGCATTCTGCAAAGCATATTGAGCTTCCTGGAATCTTGTTGCAGACAACTCAACATCACCTTCAGAATCTTCATCAAAGACATTCTCATTGTTGATATAAATTGAGTTAGGATTAGCTAATTGTTCAAGGTTTTCAGAGTTACTGAACTGGTCTTGAAGGAGTTTCATAGCATCTTGCTTAACTTGTGGTTCTGCATCTGACTCATTAAGAACTCTCTTCACTTCATTATTGTATTGTGAAGTTTCTCTGTAGTTCTTAGTCATTTCACTACTCTCATCCTCTAAAGCCTTTAGGGTTCTATCCCTATTCTCTACATCATCCTGACTATCTAATATAGTCCTGAACTCTTGTAAATTCTGTGCAGCATTCAAAGATACTTTCAAGTCATCAGACTTCTTCTTAGTCTCTTGCTGTGCAGCTTGCTCATCAGCTCTTGCATGGTCTTCTGCTTGCTTTTGAGGGTTCTCAAGGTACTCTTTTAACTTTGCATTATATGTCTTTGAGGCATTGCCTAACTTGACAACATCATTTAGCTTAGTTGTAATATCCTCTTTCTCATCTGCACTAAGTACAGTTTCATCTACCTCATTAATTTCCTTGATAAGACCATCTACAAACTTAGGATTAGTTGCTAATGTATGAGCCAGTACCTTATCATCCTGACCTCTAACCATATTAAGAGTGTTGATAGCACCTTCAATGGCTCTTACATTCTTATCTGCCTGTAAGTATCTCTCTGTTATATCTGCATGGGATTGACCTTCAAAGTCTCTGACTTGCTGATTGAATCTAAGGAATGAGTTTAAGTTGCCTATTACATTACCAATAGCTGACTTTACCTCTCCAGACATAGCTGTTGCCCTTTCAGCCCAGTTGCCTATCTGAGACTTCATCCATGTCAATTCTTCAAGCTGGTCATCTGATAATTGCTGACCTGTCTTAATATCAAGCTCATCTTTTATCTTCAGATAATTGTTGATAGTGTTGGTCATTTCATCATGGTTCTGCTGCAACTTCTCTATCATCTCCTGTTTACCCTCTGGAGTAGCATACACAGGATTGCCCTTCTTATCAACAAATGGACCTACCTTAGAACCATCTTCAAGAGTAGTTGTAGTATTCTCCACAATAGAGGCAAGGTTTTCATCTGATGTGTCAAAAGCTGCATCAATCAAGGTAGTAAGGTCTTCCATCTTGCCTGCATTATCAAACATAGCAATATCAGATACTAATTGAGCATGTTCTGCATTCTTAAAGTTGAACTCATCACCTTCCTCAGCAGCCCTGTTCATATCATTCTGATACTTATTATGCCTGATAAGACCTTGATAGTAGTTCTTAAATTCAGGAGAGTTTATCCTGCTATTCATGTAGTTAGCAATCTCATTTTCCCTTGCTATCTTCTCATTATAGTCTCTCCACTCATTTATGGCACCACCCTCAATAGTAATAGGAGATTGTAGTGAACCTGACTCACTTCTAACTCCTCTAAATCTTGGCATACCTAATGCACCTGTCAAAGAACCAATAAAGAACTCTTCCCATGCAGAGCTATCATTTACTGTCTCATTAATTCCCTCAGCAAATGATTTAGTCCAACTCAAAGTCTCTTGTGCAGCCTCTGGGTCAGTCTTTGACTTGTAGAAGTTATTTACATCAGTAGAGTAATAATTACCTGCTATTCTACTTGCAGCACCTTGTAATATTTCCTCATTGCCTTCAGATAATGCACCTTTTGTTATTGCAGCAGTAGCACCTAATCTTGTAGTACCAGCAGTATATTCCCCTGCCTTACCTACTATATTAGTAGCCTTTCTTGCAGTCTTGAATCCATTAGCATATAACTTGCCAAACTGAATTATGTTAGATGCAGTAAGGATAGGTATATTCATAAGCAAGTCTGCATTGCCCATCTTCAATCTGTCCTCACTTAGTTTGCCTAAAGCTGCATTATAAGACTCCTGTTCTTTCTTTATAGCATTCTGATATTCTATGTATGCAGGGTCTACCATTTGACCCTCTCCTGTTCTCACAAGAGCACCTTTAGTATCTTCATACCTATTCTGTATAGCTTGTACCCTATCTCTATAAGTATCATCAAGCTGTGCTTTATGAAGTTCAAACCAATCCTTACTATTGTTAAGTGCTTCAATTCTACCCTCATTTACTGCTGAGACAGTAGCACCTACAGCAGAATTAACTATTGCTGGAGCCTTTGAAGACTTGGCAATAGCACCAATAAGTTGAGGTAACTTAGTTACTTTCAATCCAGCAGCAGTAACACCACCACTATAGAAAGCACCTACTGTGAAACCTAAGTTCTTGATAAACTTATCACCTAAGAAATTGGCAGTGAAGGTATTTTCATACCAAGGCTGCTCTTGTTCTGTCTTTGTATAATAGTTAGGCAATGCTTGCTCAGACCAATCATTAACAGACTGCATAGCCTTAGAGAAATCATTATCCCAAAGACCAGACCATCTGTCTTCACCTATTGCAGTTCCTGCTCCAAATATTAAGCCTACAGTACCATCAAGAAAAGTAGTACCTGCAAGTATAGCACCCTTAGCAAGACCTGCTCCTATCTGTGCATACCAAGGTTGGTTTTCAGCTCTTATATCTTCTAACTCTTGAAACTGTGCCTCAGTTGCAGTAGGTTCATCAAACATACTTTCACCCCAAGGTGTAGCAGTTCTCTCTAAGGATGATTGTACCATCTGCTCACCATGTGCCCTTGCATCATACAGTGAAGTAGGAGCAGTATTTGCTCCTACATTCATACTGAATGACTTAAACTCTGGACTAAGGTTAGTATATGGCTCTTGATTTGCTTTCTGCAAATCTCTAAAAGTCATTGGACCACTCTTAGTAATATCTATATCCTTTACTTTAGTTGATTTTGCCATATTTTAATATCCATAAGGATTAAACTCTTGTTTTTTTGTCTTATTCTGTACTCCTAATTGAGAGTGGAATAAGTAGGCTTGTTGTATAGAATTAGCATATTGTTGCTGAGCATAAGTAATCTCATCTGGAGTAGCCTGATGTACATTACCTCTTGCATCAGTATATTTACCTGTACTGACTACATGTTGCCATTGATTTGCAGCAGCCATTGCCCTATCCCTATTCTGTTCATTAGTTGTATTGATACCAGCAGGCATTCTGTATCTTCTTACATTACCCTTATCATCTTGTATCATCACAGTAGTACCATAAGGACTGAACCTTGTAGCAGTTACCTTGTACTTATTATTCTTCAAGTCTTCCATAGTGATTTCCTCACCTGTATCCTTGAATTTCTTAGACTTGCTATCATAATCTACCTCTTTCAGGCTTAATCCTCTACCAGCAGTCATAATAGCATCCTTCATATCATCCTGCTGAGCACCTGCAATAGGATAGTCATACTCAGTAACCCTTGTAGCATCATACCTTGAAGTTCTCCCTGCTGAAGAATTAACATACCTGCTCCATACATTACCAAGATTACCAGGTTGCCACTTGCCCTTTGTTACCTTATGAGCACCTATGCTGTCCATAAAGTCTCTGAATGCTGATGGTGTCTCCCCCTTATGAGTATCAGCAACTCTAATAGTAGTGCCTTCAGGAGTAGTCATAACTTTTCCTGCTATTGTACCTTTATTCTTTCTATTATACTCTTTCCACCCTTCATAAGTCATTCTCATCTGACCATGACTATCTTTATAAAAGTACTTGGAGTATCTCTTCATATTCTCCTTATACATCTTCTCATCTTTACTCAACTCTCTACTACTATAGATATTCAAAGGATTGATAGCAAGATTATTCAGTTGAGCTTGTTTTGCAGCAGCTCTCTTTTCTGCTCTAATCTGCATAGCTTCTTGAGCAGCCATCTTAGCTCTCCAGTTATCAAGAGTCTGATATTGAGTTTCACCAACTGCACTCCATAGACCTTGCTTAGCATAGTCAATAGCCCTTGCAATAGTAGCTTGGTCTCCCCAGTTCCTAACACCACTTGAATTAATGGCATCTTCAACAATCCTTGTAAGCTGAGGAGCAGCATTAGGATTATCCTGTATAGCCTGTAATACTGCTTGAGAACTAAAGCCTTTCTGCATCATAGCCTCATAGTATGAGTTACCCAAGATGCTTCTCCACTTCCTTGGCTTCTCTTGCATTTCCTTAGCCAATGCAGATGCAGCACTTGCAGCCTGTGCAGTAATTAACTTACCTGAATATGCTTCATAAGCTAATTGAGGATTCCTTATATAATCATCAAGACTTGTAGTTGCAGCTCTTCTACTTAACATCAATGTTGGGTCTTGAAGGAGTGCTTGTTGCTGTTGCTCTGCTTGTTTCTGTCTTGTTGTATAGGCTTGCTCAATAGGGGTTATTTCCTTGCTATACCTTGCTCTCATATTGAGCATATCTCTTCTACTTGCAGCATTAAGTCCTTCTCTTGCTAACTGACCAGCTTGCTCTTCAAGGTCATTTGCATAGGTCTTATACATCTTGTAAGCATAAGGGTCAGTCTGTTCATTAGCCATTTCCTCCCATACACTTGCCTTAGTAGCAAGGTCTCCATACTGGTTCTCCAACTCTTGATGAGCCTGAGTAGCCATCAAGGTTGGAGCCAGCATCTCTTGGTAAGAGAATGGCTTGAATTGTGAATTTATTACTAAACTATAATTAGCCATATTACTTCTTCTTAATAGTTAAATAACCACCCTTAGCTTTCTTTTTCTTCTTAGCTTTGTTGGCAGCATCCCTTACTTCTTTCTTCTCTGCTTCACTAAGAGTTTCATATCCATTCTTATATGTAACATTACCCTTGCTGTCAATAGAGTAGTATAATGCAGGATTACTCATAATCATATTTCTGCTATACTCTTCTCTACCAATATCTCCAAGAGAATTAAAGAAGTTAGTAAGGTTAGCACTCATACTTGCACCTCTTCTTGCATCAACAGCATCTCTTACTGCCATAGCCTGTGCAACACCACTTAGCCTTAAACTTCTTGCCTTTAATGCAGCCTCTTGATTTGCCATTGCAGCCTTGAGTCCCATCTCAGCATTGACTTGATTAGTACCTCTATTAAAGGCTTCAATAGCTTGTCTTTGTACCAAGTTATACTCTTCAGCTTGTCTTGCGAGGTCTCCTAATCTACCTTGGGCATTATAGTCTACTGCAAGTAAGGCTGCATTCCTTGAAGGACTTGTAGTATTCATAATAGCCCTTCTTGTAGCACCTGCTTGTGCATTGAGTTTATTTAGATAGAAGTTTCTATCAAAAGGTCTATATTGTAAGTAGTTGCCTATTGGAGTATAACCTATTGGAGTATAATTACCTACTTGGTCAGCTGCTTCAAATATTGTATCTGCACTTGTATAGTCTGGTCTACTAAATAAGTTCTGACCTAATCCTATTGCAGCACCTATTACAGGAGCATATCTCAGGTCTGTATCATCTAAATTACTAAGCAATCTTGATACAGCACTCTTTTTCTTCTCAGGGACTTTAATTGGGTTTTTATTATAGTCATCCAAAGAGCTGCCTACATCATATCCTGCTCTCTTAGCAGCAGCCCTTGCCATATATTTAGGAGTTTCCATAAATTCTCCATTAGGAGTGATTCCTACTCCATATTTATAAATGTCATAAGTATTCTTATCAGGGTCTGTATAATTCATATCTATAAAAGGGTTATAACTGTAATTATCTTCTGTAGGTTCAAGGAAGAAATTTGCTCTTTTTAAATTATTACTCTTATTTCCCAAACCATCAAACAATGTACCCATCTTACCACCATGAGCATATTGTACTCCTTCTTGACCCTCTTGAGTCTGTTGCCTTACAGTCTCTTGGGCTTGTTGCAGTCTGGACATAGAACTTAGAAGTCCTCTCTTACTTATTGGGTCATTAGGTCTCTCCTTTGATTCATCACCTAACTTCTCTGCTATTGCAGCAAAAGAATGTCCATCATAAGACTTAGGGAGATTAAAACTCTCCAATAGACCACCATCAGCAAATAATCTGTTACTGAATACATAGTCATTGAATATAACCTCACCTTGCTCTACAAGATTTGGGTTTCCCTCAGCATCCATTCCCATAGGTACACCCTCCATAGGATTTTCTTCATGAGTTCCACCATTACCTACTATAATTTGCCCATTAGTAAAGTCAGCACCATGAGTATTTAAGTCTCCTCCAAAGCTGTGCCATTTAGCAGCATTTCTTGCAAAATTAGCCTTCTTCACCATAGCAGGAGAATAATTCTCTTTATTAGCTAATACCTGTGAAGCAAATGATTGCACAGACTTTCCATGCTTTTTAGCTGCTGCTGTGAAAGTTCCCCTCTTAGAGGATTTGATATGTATTTTGCCTCCCTTAGCAAAGATATTCAACTCTGGAGATTCAAATGAGTTAGATAATGAGGTTAATCTGTCTTCATTTGCAGCATTGAGAGCTTTAATACCCAAGTTCTCCTTAGCTAATTCATAGCCTATTGCTCCACTTCCATAGTCTTCCCATATACCAAGAGGTCCTCCAAAGGCTGCAAAACTTGCCATAGCATTAAGGTCTGACTGAGTGTCTGCTGCCTCTGTTGCATTTTCAAATGCAGACAAGGCTCTTTCTCTTGCAATGCCCTGTTGTTTTTTAAGTGCTCTATACTTTTTCTTAGCTTTACTGCTAAATAGACCATCCTTACCAATATCTGACTTGGAGAAGTCTGCTCCAAAATCTTGATTAGCCCATTGGTCTTCTATAGAATCAGCACTGCTGTTATCTACCATAACAGTATTCATAGCCTTGTTAATTCCTTCAACCTCAGCAATCTTTTCCTTATTTAACTTGGAGCCAAACATCCTGTTTGTAAGACCTCCAATAATACCAGTACCAGCAGATATGATGCCTCCAAGTACAGGATTAACTGCACTTACTGCACCACCTATAGTGCCTCCAATATTACTGATTGCACTACCTGCACCTGATTCAAGTCCTCCACTAATAGCACCACCTGCAATATTACCCACTGCACTACCTATGCCACTTGCTAAGCCTCCTTTCAGCATACCAGCAACATTGCCTCCACTGAAAGTGCCTTTCAAGTCAAAAGGCTTAGTTCCACCTAAAGCATTCTTGAAATCACCACCCCAACTATAGTAATGAGGGTTGTATGTAAATGGTCTATTAGACCTTCTCATAACTTTTCTTTTAGCCATATCATACTAATTTGTTTGCAAAGATAAACAAAATATTTGAATCATACAAGGATATTATCCAAAAAGTAAAGGGAAGATAAGTAATAAACTTACCTTCCCCCTATTATTACTCAAAGTAATGCACAATCATATCATGCAATACAGTCTTATTTACATTTTCTTCTTCCATAGACAGCTTAATATATAACCAAGGATTCCTCATTCTATCTCTACCTTTCTTAGTAGAATCAATAGCACTGGCTCTTGGTATATTAGCTCTCCAGATTCTAAACTTCTTCTTTAGGTCAGAAGGTCTTCCTAAGATGTTATTTAGAGTAGAAGTACCTTGTTGATATTCATTCCATACAGTTAAAGTATCAAATGTTGTATTGAGTAGATTATCACTCTTATCCCAACTATCTGACCTAAACTCAAGGTTATTGAATATCTTATCTACAGGCATATCTGGGTTAGCTATTACAGTAGTATAGAATGGTTGATATACTCCGAAGAACATATTATAGTCACCCTCATTATGTAGCCAAGGTCCATATAGTGTACTTGTACCTTCAACATTAAAGGCAATTCCCCTGTCTTCAAGGTTAGTGAAATAAGGCATCTTCTCATAACTATAGAATGAGCTGAACTGACCTAATGGCTCAGAGAATGCTAAACACTTATCTTTACTAATGAAGAATACATCACCATTAACCTTGTCATAGTAGGTAACAAATCCATCAAAGTCTACTGGGTTCCATATATCTATACTATTAGAAGCTCTGTTAATCCAAGAGTGGAAACCTAATCTATCTGATAGATTATCCAATTGACCATTGAATAAGAATATACCTTTTGTGATGTCATCTATAAAGTAAATACCATTAGATGTTTCACACATAGACCATTTGTTAGTACATCCTATTCTATCAGAGATATATCTCTTACCATTAACCTTTCCACTGTTTGCAATTTCAATAGGAACCCCATCAGTAGAAGAAATCTGCATATTCTCATTATACAGGATTTGGCTAATACCTCTATCTTGGAAGGCAAATATATTGTTATTGAACCTTCTCAATGCCCTTACAGTACCCTTGTCACCATCAAGGTCAAGGGTAGAAGCAAGAGTAATGTTAGTCCAAGTATCTACCAACTCTCCAGCAGTCTTAGTTTTAGTCCAAGTGATTGAATTATGGAAGTTATCCAAGTTCAATTTGTTTGGATTAATTGTCCTATAATTGAAGAAGTTATTAGGCTGAGAATATACATCATTCATCAAGTTAAAGTTCTCAGGAGTAACTGAGAAGTTACTTGTTTGACCTCTATTTCTATCATATCTACCATCAATGTTCACTCTTGTTTCACACATGAATGATACAATATCAGTCACTGCATTCTGGTCTTCAAGAGTAAAAGGATAAGTCTTGATATGGTCATATCTTTGGAAATAGGTATCACCTTCTTCCCACCTGACAGTAATACTACTCTTGACTCCATTATTAGTATCTACAAGAGAAATTGGGTCTCCACAAGGCAGCCATGTATTATTCTCAAAGGCTTCTTCTGTCTGACCACCAAACCTGTTCTGTACATTGTCATTATACAATTCTCCTAACCATAGCCATCCATGCTGAATACTTGATACAGCAGATATAGGACCTCTTGGGGCACCAGCAATAATAGTGTCTTGTGATACACTCTTGGTACTTCCTGACTTATCCCAATACATGTGCTGACCTTTTGGAGCACCTGAGTCCTGTGCATTTACAAACCAAGTATCATTATAATCACCATCCTTAATATTAGGTAATATTCTTTGAGCACCTGATGTAGTATAGTTCAAGGCTAACACAGCATGAGGAGTAGATTTATACTTAATCCTAACAGGGTCAGTACCTGTAATTTGGTCAGTAAATCTACTATCTATCTGTGTATAGCTACTACTAAACAGGGTATGTGCATTAGTCTCTGCACTTTGAACTCCAGTAGTCATAATAGGATAGCCATCCTTTTTATCACCAATTCTTGAGATAGTAAGAAGCTTATCTACATTGCCATAGTAGTTAATATCTGTAAGACCTGAGTTCTCTTGTGCAGGTAATCTAACAAGTGATACCTCATTAGAGTCAAATACTGCAACTCCTGATATACCAGTTCTTGTACTACTACCACTTTCATAAGCATTCCATATATTACCTGAATCCAAGTAGACTGACTTATATGAATACCTCATATTAGACATTTTCTTCTTGTCAAGCATAGCAGACCTATAGCCATTAGTAGCATACTTGGTGTTATTCAGTGAGCCATTCCTATGCCAAGGGTATACAACAAATCCTGTGGTAAGATGCTTGGTATTACCAGTATCTTTCTTGTAAGCAGTTAATTCATCAAACCAAAAGGCACCAGAGATTAACCCTCTCCATCCAAAGTGAGAATCACCAAGATGTACTCTAATCCCATCATAACTAAAATCATTTTCTGCACCAATAGGTTCCTTGTAGAATCCAGCAGGCAACTCTGAACTATCGTAGAAGTTATTAACAGGAGTGGAAGTCTGAATATCAATATCTGAGGCAAATGCAGTTAGAGGAACCATACCTACTATCCTTAACTTCAATCCTGATGTATCAATACTTCTTACTTCATTATCAAACTCTATGTCAGGAGAATGGAGAGTAAGTATTGATTGGTCAATGTAGTAATTCTCTGCATTGTTAGATACCCAACTTGCAACATCTGAATCAGTTGCAGTATCATCAACATAGGGACCAGAAGGAGGATTCCAAATACATTGAATTTCTGCATTTCTATTACTATTGCCTGGGATAGGTCTATTATGTCTAAACTCAGCCCAAGCTCCCTTATTAACTATGTCAATATTGTATTGTGTCCCTTCTAAAGTAACTATAGTCCTATTATTGGACATAATGCCTGCCCTTGAATATGCAGATGGATTTCCTAAGAATTGTCCTAATCCTACCCAGTCTCCACCCCAAGCACCTTCATTATTTTGATTATAATGGGAGGCTTTATATTCATCAAATGGTGCATTAGGTCTCGTAAACCAAGATGACTGTGCAAATGGTGAATTACCAAATCTATCAGATATATTATACACAGTAGGACATAATATGCCCTGACATACAGCCTCTCTATCATTAATAGTAGGATATACTACAACAGGTCTTATCCTAATATACCCATTATCAAGAAGTCTATTAATAATAGTACTATCATCCAATGTGAACTCTGCTACAGGCAGACCAATGTTATTAGAACTATAGAAAGTGGTATCTATGTGTACAGTATTTCTAGCATCATTAATCCATATAGGCTCAGACCATTTACCTGTATAGTGCTGTGCTTGAATACCAAATCTATACCATTCAAGATATTTGAAAGTCTTGAACTGATAGGAGTTCATCTTGAGTTGGTTACTATAAGGATAATATCCTTTAGGCTCTGGGGAACTTATACTCTTATTATAGGTAGAGAAGGTAATGCTCTTACCTTTGAAGTAACTTCTAATAGTAGAGTCAAGAGTTTTTCTCTTTGTCTCAATGTCTCCAAGGAACAGAGTATTATCCTTTTGAGTCATTGTACCAAATACTACTTCCTCACCTCCAATATATAATAATTCAGTAGGGTCTACTGAATCTCCTGATGAACCATTGTCAGTGTAAGTGACTTTAGCTATATTAATAGGAGGAGCCAAGTCTACAACTCTCCTAACATCTGGAGTTGCATTTATGCTTGTTCTATGTATTGAGTAGATTCTAATATAATCAAATCTTCTATCAACATTAACAACTTCTATATTAAAGCTATTGCTTATCTTATCCTCAGGACTTGCACCTCTATTATTGTATGATATGTAATAAAGTGGAGAAGTATAGAAGATATTACTCTCCTGACCATACTTGTTAAAGTAGGTAAAGGCATACTGTATAACTCCAGGAGCAAAACTACCATTAGCTACAATATTCCTTTCAATAGTGATTTCCTCATTCAGACTAAGTGTCCTCACAAAGTTGAATGAATCAGTATTCCATTTGCTTACTACATCAGATGCAGCAGCTATGTTAATTACTCTTGGCTGATTTAGACCATCAGTCCAATACACTTTTCTAATGTCAGCATTCTCATAGAATGAGATAGTTTCTATAGGGTGTTTATAATTGAATCCTAAATTTCCTCTAAATAATCTATTTCCAGTTAATACACCATTATTGAACCACAACTTATAAATTCTGTCATCTAACACAGAATCTACATCTATATTCAATTTATATGGACAATCCACAATGGTAATATCTCCAATAGAACTTAGGTCAGGAGTAATATCATTTGCAGTATCTTCCCCAGCAGTAAGGTTAGTAATGAGAACATCACAAGGGAATATGTCAGGTGCCTCAAATATATTAGGAGTTATATCTGCTAACCTGTAATCATCATCTCCAGCAGCAAAGATAATAAGCTCATTATTAACTAAAGCTTGCCCAATAGGAGTACCTTTAATGTGGTCTCCTACACCTACTATACCTGACTTCTTATTACCTTTCTCATTTATCAAACTAAGCAGAGTACTCTCATCAGTTGGCATCACCCTAACATTCTTATTTTCATAAGAATATTCAGGGTTAAATGCAGAAGCTGATAAGTCCCTCTGCATTCCTTTTGTTTTGAATTGTATTATCTTCTGCATAGTTATTGTAGTTTAATGTATTCCTTATTACCAAGAGATGAGAATCCATTATTAAACTCACTTGTCCTTTGTATAAGTGTGTTCCACATTCTTGATATACTTTCCATCTCAGATTGTGATGGGGTGGTAAATTCACCCTGCAATTGACCAGCCAGCCAAGCATATTGTTGCTGAGTATTCTGTAGTACAGCAGGTGCAATCTTACCCATATCAAACAGAATGGTAAATGCCTCTCTCTTTATATATGCCTCAAGTGCCTTCAGGAATACAGGATTATCAATAAGTAGTGGAAATCCATCCTTATCTACTGGGATTGCCTTATAGGACACTGATACATCTCCTGTCTTGAAGGATACATATAGTACTTGTCCTTGTGTTTTGAAGGACAATTCTTGTGGTATCTTGTAACCAGCACTTCTGTCATAGTGCTCTCTTGGCATGAAATTATCAGTCATACTTCTAAGGTATACACCAGTCTTACATTCCTTAATCTGATTGATAGATATTAGGTCACATGGCAATTTAGCTCTAAAGTCCTCTATATGAAGTACTTCCTCCTTATCTTGATATAACTTAGGCATACCAAATATACCAATAAAGTCAATGGTATATTGTACAGCCTGCTCAAGAGTTACATCTTGAAGAAGAGGATGTCTTAGTACCCTACTCAGAGCTTCTCTTATATTTATGTAGTTATATTCTTTTACCATAATTATATCTTGAAAGCATCTATCTTTCCTTCTTTTATTCTTTGTTTTAATCTCTTCTTCAGTTCTCTATTGACATTAAATTCATAGAATACCTGATTATTGTAGTCTGCTAATTGCTTATTATAGTAGACCTTAAAGATTTCTTTTTCCTCCACTTTAACCAGTGTTTTTTCCTTATAGGCTTCCTCATCTTCATACCATAGTTTAAGAGTTTTATCCCAGTCTATAGGTAGATTAGTCTTGACTTTTTCTCCATCAAGACTAACTCTCACATCATATTTCCTTAGCTCTATTCTACCCATTCTATGTGGTAACTTAATATCATTACCATGAAGGAAACTATCAGCTAAGTAATCATTGACTTTCCTTATAATGCTATAGAACTCATGTTCTGTAAGACACCTTCCTATATTAAGCCAACTATTCTTCCTTATCCACTTATAGGCATCATATACACCATAGGAACCTCTAACCTTGTGAACCCTTGGTTCATTTACCTTTTTAATGGAGTTTAGGAAATCAACCAATCCTTTATCTTTCTCTTCTTGACAGGACTCCATAACTCATTATTTAGATACTACTTCTGACAACTCATCCTTTGCATCATTGGATTCATCCTTAGGTCTGTATTCAGCACCTAATAACTCCTTGACTACAAGTTCAATCATAGGGGGTATAAGAGCATCCTCAATAGGGAAAGTCTTATCTAATACATCACATACTGTATCACCACTCTCATCAGGACATTGCAACTCTGATGCAGCCTGTGGGTCTTCAAATATACCTGTCATTCTTGCTTTTTCAAGATACAAGTACTGCGGATTGAAAGACTTAAAATACAGGTAATTATCTGGACCAATGGAAGCATAAATGATATTTTTCAGATACTTGTTATATCCCACATATCTCATCCTTTCCCTGCTTACATAGGTAATCTCTCCCTGATAGTAATCAACTGGATACACCATAGGATTGCCTATCTTCATTAGGAAAGGAATCTTTTCCTTGCTTCTTAGATAAGAACCACCTTCACAAGGCTCACCTGATATAGCAGGTACCTCAATTAAATCCAAGCATATAGTCTGATAGTTACTCTCAGGTATCTGCTTCTTTACATCTGAGTATCTCTGTTTCAATAGAAATGTCCTATACTTACCAAGTAGAAACATTACATGCTCCTCTGTGTATAAGGCATCATCTGAGTACAGTTTCAACTCATCAAGTACCATGTAGGTTAATTCTTTATATGTACTCATAATTTTATTTATTAGCTATAACTAAAAATCCCTGCAAATATAAGCATAATTTCTTATATCTGCAAGGACTTTACTATTTTTATGTCAGAAGTATTAATGTAATAATTATACTGACTTGCCTGTACAAGAGATTGAAGTGTTTGCTATATACTCTGGATAAGGTATTAAACAGGTAGAACCATACAGGCAATATAAGGCATTGTCTATGATTCTATACTCTTCTTCTGTTATAAAGGACTTACAATCACTCTCAAGTAAATCATATATGAATATCAGCACTAATAACTTATCTACTTCTGAATAACTCATATATCCTAACTTTGATAGGACATTGAAATATCTTGTAAGTGATTCATTAAGTACCTTGTCCATAGCATCCACAATTAGAAGTTATCACTGAATCCTTTATTCCCATAAAGAATTTCTTCCAATACTTTATAGCCTCAGTATAATGACCTGTCTTTATAGCAAGTTCAAATGCCTTGTATTGAAGTATGTAGTTAATGAAATTCTTAGGAATAGAGCAAGTATCTCCCAATTCTTTGATGTAACTAAAGGCATGTTGGTACAGAGGATAAAGGTTAGATACAACTCCTAATGTAGTAATGTTATCCATCCCACAAGGAGTATTTGCAGCAGGAGTGCCCTTAGTCCTAATATACACAAAGAAAAGATTGTCATTAAGAGCTGGTAATAGGTCTCCTGTTTCCAGCCCTAATCTGACTGACTTAGTATTTCCTTCTATAACTTCTGTATATACAACTTTACTACTTGGACCAGACTCAACAAAGGTATCTTGAGTATCTATCTGTACAGTATCAAGATATACATTTGTATAATACTCTAAGTCCTTGACAGATACATCTATAATCAGCTTCTGCCCATCAGGGGTTATTCTTAACTCATTAAATTGTACCATAATATATGCTTTATATAAAACAAAAGGGAGGCAAATAACCTCCCCTTATAACCTTTTCACTATCTTAGGGTATAGCTGCAATAGTGAGACCAGTTGCAGTATTGAAAGCTTTAACAATCTTATTAAATTCTGCCTTATCAGAACATACAATAGTTATATCCTTCTCAGACTTTTGAACTGACTCATTGTTGCCAACATAAGCATAGTGAATATCAAATGTGTAATATGTCTTTGTTGGGTCTACAAGGTAAGTAGTAGCAATGTTATGAGGGAATCCAACTCCTCTATAAATATCACCTCTTTCACCCATGCAGAAGTACTCAAGGTCAGCAATCTTCTTACCATTACCAATAGTACCATTTGTACCCTCAGTTACAGTAGCCCAGATTCTTTCATCACCATTTACCATTACAGCAACTGGCTGTACTGTAAAGTACACAGGAGTCTGTGCCATAACACCTAATCTCCAAGGCTGCTCTACCTCAGTAATTCTGATACTATCAATATCAGTTACAATGGCATCTGTTACATAGTATGGGTTAGTAGCACCATTCTTACCATTATCCTTAGTAGTAGGAGTTACAACCATGTAACCATTAGAGTCAAATCCTCCACTGTTCTTAGTACTCTTACTATGTACTTCAATCTTAATCAGAGGTGCTGCCTCTCTACTGAAGTTCTTAGCAATTGATAATGCAAGAGCCTTATAGAACTCATCTTCATTCATACCAGCATGGGCATGAACCATACCATACTTGAAGTACTGGTCCTCATCAGATATACCTACATACTGCTTAAATACAATTCTTAGGATGTAATCCTGTCCAGCTACAGGAGCACCACCATTAACATTGGTGTCAAGAGTCACAGTAACTGACTTCAATTTATGTGCCATATCATTAACATCAGTAACCTTAGCATAAAGGATATTCTTGATGTCAATTAGGTCACTTCTCATCAAGTTGTCAGCACCCTTATATTCAAAGTACAGATGATTCTTTGCAGTATCCTTCTTTACTGCAATAGAGCCAGCAGCATTTGATGCAGGTACCTGAGGATCATTCAGTGATTCTGCTACATAAAGCTGTCTTACTTGGTTTGTTGAAAAAACACTCATAATTATAATTATTTAGTTTAATAATAGATAAATCCTCCACAGGATTTTCTTTCATTTTTACATACTCTACTTATACATGATTTAGGTAAATTGTAATATCTTGCAGCTTCAGTTATAGAAGACCACTGCTTAATAAACATACCCTCTTTTGAAAATTGCTTAATAGGAATACTTCTATAACAGAGTTTCTCCATAAAATGTTTTTCAAAGCAGTTCAAAATAATATCTAAGTTATCATTGCTCTTACTATGTATGATGACCAGAACATTAAAGTCAAACATATTAATACCATATTTTCTAAGGGCATTACCAAACTTGTATATGTAGCCAATCATTTTATTCTTTTCCTGTATTTGGAACCCTACTTATGATGGCAAGTTTCACTGCTCTCTCAAGTATAGCTCTATGTATTACAGGGTTCAATTCACATTCTGTTTTTACACTTATGCCATTGATTGACAGGTTATCTGCCAAATCAGTTAATATAATGGGAGCAGGTCTTGAAAGGTATCTAACAAGATAACTCTCCACATTATACTTTGATACTATCTCCACTACCTTACCACTCAAATCAAGCCTTAAAGCTCTTCTCTCATTAGTACCTCTAAAAGGGTTTTTCCTTATTCTATGGTACTCATCTTGAGTAATTGGTATTACAGAGATGTCTTCACCACTCATACATCCTAATCCATCATCCTTCAAATTAACTGATTCATAAGTTATAAACCACAAGTCATCAGGTAATTCAAAGAATACAGAGGATTTGGACAGTCCTGTATATCCTACTTTCTTATCAGTAGTTGTGTAAGTCTTTATTAGGTCACTCAAGTATCTTCTGATTTCCTCAGTCCTCTCAAATGAGTCTCCAAATGGATTCTTACCATTATACATGCCTATCACTATCTCTTCTTGAGCATTAGTGAGAAATACAGATTTCTCATATTCATCAAGTTCAACAGTGCTTGGTGTCTTTCCAAATGCCTCTATGGTGGAATAGCTATTCAGTAAGGTGTCAAACTCATTAGAAAATTCTTCAGTTGTCATTATTCACTTCTTTGACCAAGTTCTACACTACTCTTCAAGTCTCCTGTATAAGCAGACTTTGCAAGTTCTACTGCTCTTTGAAGAATCTCTGGATGAATAATAGGGTCTAATTCACATTCTGTTATGGCAGTTCTACCATCAATAGAGACATTAGAATACTCATCAGCCAGATTTGCAAGTATAATAGGCTTTGGTCTTCTCACATATCTTATCTTGTAGTCAGTTAAAGTACTATTGTACTTGATAACAACTTCAGAGATAAAATCAACCCCACCAGTAGATTGGAACAATCTCCAACCCTGATTCTTCAGGGGCTGCTTATAGGGCTTAGACATTAACCTTGCATATTCTTCATAATTCATAGGAATTATACTAATCAATCTCTTAACTCCATCTACAGTATTAATACCAGTCTCATTAAGCATGATGAGAATATCACTTGGCATTCTATAGAGTTTACTTCTATCATCAAATTTAACATAGCTTGTTGGAGCTGTGTATAAAGAAGGTTTAGCAGCAGTAATGAGAGTAGAGAAATCTATCTGTCTCTTAGCATTCTCATCAAATCCCTGTCCATACTTATTACCCTTAGGATTGAAGTAATTCTTCAATATCTCCAATTGAGCCTTAGTTAGGAAGACAGACTTCTCATACTCATCAAGACCTGGAGCCTGATTGCTCATTATATTGTTATACAGAACATCAAATTCATTAGAAAATTCCTGTGTTGTCATACTCTTTTTCTTTTCTACTTCAGCTTAGCTTCCAAAGCAAACTTAACTTCTTGATGCTTAGGAGAGTTTAAGTATTTAGCTGCTACATTCAATGTAGGCTCCTCATTAGCCTCACAAAGTGGAGTATTATCCTTTCTCAAGTATAAGTAATTACCCCTGTTAGAAATCAGACCTGCTTCTATAGCTCTCTTAATAAGAACCTTTGTAGAAAGCATTGGGTCAGTAATAACCTTCAAGAATATCTTGCTATCAGCCTGTATTAAGCTATTAACCTTAGTCTGCAAGAACTCAAGTTTAGCATTCTGTGATGTAGGTCTACCATCAATAGTCTCAACAATAACTCTTAATGTATCAATATCATCCTCAATCTTACCAAACTCCTTATAGCACATCATTGTAGTGCTCATGTTATTCTTAGCAACCTTAGTCTCTTCACCCTCAGAAATGATAACAAACTGATAAGTAGCCTTAGGAGTATCTTGCAATACTTGCAGTGAAGGAGCAACATAATCCTTGTTGGCTAATAGTATCTTATATCTGATATAATCCTCTGGGTCAGATAGATTGAAGTAGTTATCCTGCTTTGTCAATCTTACCTTATTAATACCATTTTCATTGGAATCATCCCAGAAATTATCTGCCTTCTTATAGATACTTAGTGCATTATATTCAAGACCCATTATTTCCTCAAGAAATGCCTTTTCCTTGTCTGTAAGGACATTAACAAACATACCTGAAGATAATCTTGGTACTACAAATGTTCTAGCTGCACCTTCTGCCATACCTCCTGACAATACATGCTTAGGGTTATTACCCCACATACCTGTCAGCTTAGGCACATGTCTTACAATAATTCTCTCATTTCTCAGACAACTAACTAAGGCATCATCAGATACCTCTACTTTCTTTTGTGTCTTCTTAGGGCTTTTTACAATAGCCTCTTCTTTTGGTACTTCCTGTAGTGGAGTTTCTGTATTATCTATATCAAAGTCAGGTACAGTATAGTCCACCTTCTCTTCCATTTTCTTTTCTGCCATATCTTCTCCTTAACTTATTGAAATAAAATAAGGGAGTAGGAGCTTACCCTACTCCCCTTTTATCATTAGCCCTGTAGAATTGCAGGGATTAGTGACATAGTTCTTGTTGGGTCAAGAACACAGATACCAAGAGTAGCCATTCTGTGAATTATAGCAGAATCCTCATCAAATGACATATAAGGATTACCCTTTTGACCTGTGAATGGGTTTCTTAGACCCCATTGATAACCTCTATACTCATTGTCACCCTTAATCTTACACTTAAAGATATTAGGTTGGTCCATTGTACCAATGTACATAATATCATATCTGTAAGAGAATGCAACACCTCCATTTGGATGGAGTATCTTATTTCTTACTGGGTCATCATAGAATGGGTCTACATCAATCTTAACCCTAACACCATTAGGAGCCTTGTACTCAACAAATTGGAAACCAGCACTCAATGAGTTTTGGTGCAACTTAGATTGAGTCTTTTGAATAACACCAATAGAGCTGTTGTCAAGAACAAACTGTGTCCAACCTGATACTGTCTTTAGTACTTCCTTATGGAATTGGATAGCACCTCTTTCACCAGTCTTAATCAAGAAGTATCTGTCTCCAAAGTCTAACTTAGAAGCAGAAAGCTCATATAGAGCATCTTCAAGAAGCTTCAAGCTAAATGTGTTGTAATACATAGTATTAGCAACTTCCATTTGCTCAAATAGACCAGCACCTGTCTTAATAACATTACCAGACTTACCAAAGTTCATGTACTCACCATTGGCATTTTTGTTGCTTCTACCAAATGCAAGTGCATTGTTCTTGTACTCAGAGAATTGCTGCTCTACTTCCCAGTCTACATTGTGCATCCACATTGTAGCAACTGACTTAGTATATTTACCCTCAGTTTCCTTAACAATAGGAATACCTACAGCCAGCTTCTTATTCAACATAGAGCCTGGAACCTTGTGTTGGATTCTTACTACAGACCACTCATTTCTCATAGAAACAGGGCTTGTAAATCTTACATCACCAACCTTTCTTGAAAGTTCCTTCTCAACAAATGCAGCCTCAACTGAGAATCTCTCACCTGCAAGCAATCTTTCAGCAGGAACACCTGCTGTATTACCACCAGCAAGCTCTACCTTATACACTGCATTAGTACCCTCCATTCTTGGGTCTCCAAGTATTCTGAACTGATAGATTTCATTCAGATTACCTACAATGTACTCACCATCAGCAAACCAATCTTCAGGGAATACTAAATAGAAAGGAGCAGTGCCTACTCCAACCATACCACTGGCATCTGTAACAACAGTACCATCTTCATCTCTTGCCTCTACAAGAGGAATGTTTCTCCTTGAAGAACCAATAACATCCCAGTAGTACTCATTATCATCCTCAAACTCTTTTGTTGGGAATTGATTTAGGAATGTGTCAAGTGTCTTTCCTCTGTAATAAGCCAACAGTTGCACCATTAGGTTTGTAGCCTTCTGTGGAGCTAACTGAAAGATAGAACCAAGGTGGTTTTCCTTAGTAAGACCCTTCCAGTGTTGGAAGCCTACCATTTGAAACTTACCTAATTTTCCAGCCATTTTTTTACTTAAATTTATCAGTTATTTTACTCTATACTATAGGCTTAGACATTAAGATTCCCCTTATTTTCATAGAACCATAAATATCCATGTGCCTTATGCCCAGATTTGTGATATTTTCCTCTACAAGCTGAAGCTATATTTGTATGTTTATATCCAGTGACTTCTTCACATTCTCTTGTGCTACAGTACTTAGCTATGAAGTTGAATAACTTTTAGTTTCTTTGTAGAAGCCTTTCTACAAGATTCTTTCATTATTCTTCTACTTTCTTCACTAAATTTGTACCCACAAATACTATCACCTCCATCAGTTAGATTATACAATTCACAGCACTTCTTCAAGACTTTATATTGCCAATCAGAATTATTATATTTCTTTCTTGCTCTGTTTATATAAGAGCCTGCATAGCTATATAGATTCCTATCTAAGAATTGTAACTTTCTAACATGCAAATTAGAAGCTTGTCTAATGTAGCTTTTGCCTGTTTTTAAGTTATGTCACAAATATATCTCAGCTTTATCACACATCTAAGTTCCAGCCCTTTCCTATGAAAGATTCAGGGTCCTCATCAACTCCACTCACGAACTTTAGATTACCATCTGAGGTTCTTGCTGTGTTGTTGAGAGTATGTTCCAGCTCTCTAAGACCTTTCTTTACTTCTTTCTTTACTTTACCTTTCACCAAACCATCAAGGTTCTTAAAGCCATCAGTTAGTGTGAAAAGTAACCCAATGTTCTTTAGGAAGTCTGTCCTGTTCTCCATCTCATACTTTTGGATAGCAGTAAAGTACTCTCCTGTCTCTGGGTCTTTATACACAGGCTTAGCTATATTATCATAAATCTTCTGTCTTGTAGATTTATCCACTGATAAATCCCCAAATACATCCTTGTCATTAAGGATTGATGATTTAAGCTTTTCAGCCTGGTCCTTTCTTTCTTTCTCTTCCTCTTCTTCTTCTGACTTAGCATCATTAACAAGCTCATCATACTTATCTCTGAAGAAGTCAATATTACTTTTCAAAGCCTCTTTTGCATCATCAATATCAGTACCAGCATTGAAAGACTTCTGTACTTCTCTTGTAGCTCTTTCCTTACTATAACCTCTATTGATAAAGTCTTGATAAATTAGGTCTTTTCTAAGTTTCTCTCCCTTATCACCTTCATCAGAGATATTCTCCTCCTTAATAGAATCAAGGAAGTTTATAGTATTCTCATACTTTCTAATCTCTGTAGGTTCAACTCCAGCATTCAAGGCTTCATCAATTCTTTTCTGTCTTTCATCAAGACCTGCCTTTATCTGTTGGTCAATCAAATCTCTAAAGTCTTCAGGGTCTTTAACCTTAGATAAGCCCTCATCATCAAGGTCTGGGAAGATACCTTCCTCTTTCAAGGCTTTGGCAATGGAAGAGTAGAAGTTTTTGGGAGAAGTGCCATCCCCTTTAGGAGTGGTATCTTCCTTTTCCTCTGTATTTTCTTTTCCACTACCTACGCTCTCTGGTGTATCAGTAAACAAGTTATCTACATCAACAACCTCAGTAGTTTCTTCTTTATCCTTACTTGACTCCTCCTCTTTCTTGGGAGGTTCCCCATTTGCAGGTGGGGTATCCTGTGTCTCATCATCTTCTACAAACAGATTCTCAATCTCCTCTGCTCCTAAGATGTTATCTAAGCTAAGTTCTTCTTCCATACTCTTCTACCTTTTTGTTCTTAAAACAGTGCAAAGGTACGTAAAGTTTTGCATATCTACAACATGGTAAATAAATTGTTTTTACTTGTATAAGTAAAATACTTGCAATATAGGCAAAAAGAAAGGGTAAGATATTCTACTACCTTGTTTTCAGCTTTGCAATCTGCATCCTTAAACCAGAATACAATAGCAGATTCAACTATTTTCTGTTCTATACCATCACCACTTCTCATGCCAGACTCATTGAACTTCTCCTATATTTACCCATATTCTTAGTCTTTAGTGATTAACATTTCCTTGAAAGTCTCTAAATCTGTCATATTCAATACCAGTCTTTTATTAGTTAATGGAAGATTGAATTTAATCTCTCCTCCACCAATCTCTATGTCCTCAACAAATGAGGTCTTGAAGGTAAATGGATTGGTAGTCATCAGATTCTCCATCCTTGTCAGCGAGGATATTCTCAATGTCTATATTACCATCCTTGTCAGCTATAAGGTCTAAAGCCTTGCTTACCTTACTAAAGTTCTTATCCAATGCTCTTGTAATAAGAGGTTTCATAAAACCAATCATAGGATTAGTCTTAGCCATAGTAGCCATCAGTAGGAACTTCCTTTACCTTTTCTACTTGCTTCTCAATTATTTCCATAGTAGCAATTTTTGAAATTAGTTATTGTTTTATCTCTCTTTTGTAAGCTTACAGGTGCAAAGGTAAGTAATATTTCTCAGGATACCTATCAATGCTAATGGGTACAAAAATACCTCCTTAAAGTCTTGACTCTAAGGAGGTTATAAAACAAAAGAGTTAGCATTATGTTGCTAACTCTATCCAGATATATCCATTAAGGACTCTTCCTTTCCTAATTATACTATGAAGCATCTGCACATCTATCTTATTAGACCTTGCTGCTCCACTCATAGATTTGTACCTTTCTATAGTACTTCCATCTTGAGCAACTTTCAAAATAATCTTCTTACCAATAGAAGAATTATCAGAGTAATTATTTAGCTTATTCTCATCTTTATGATTGTGTATAGACTAACTCTTAGGTAATCTCCTACTTTAGATTGATTAAGTATTTTGCCTTTTACTGTATATGTCCTACCATTCTTATCTGTGGTTAGCCTATCTACACTCTTGACTCTACCTAAGTTACTAACTTAATACAATCCCTCATACCCTACCACATCCTTCCATCTCTCTTTATCTGGCTGCTCTATTATGCTTGTAGAATACACTTGTTATCTTGTCATATATGTAGGTTATAAGGTAAGCATCTACCTCATCATTATCCTCTTGAGGAGTATAGCCTATATATCTCCATATAGAGTTCTTTATGTACTCAGCTTCATGGATAATGCTACTTCCCCTCTTAGAATTGATAGCCACAAGAGATGCTCCATATTGATTTATGGTTATAGCTTTGCCTTCCTGCTCCATTTCTTCTTTGGGCAAGAATCTTCCTAACTCCTCCCACTTGTCAAATATGACTACAGTGAGTTTATAATTAAATATAGGTATTATCATCTTCTTTTGGGTTATCATATTTTCTCCTCCTAAGCATTATATTATAAGTTCTCAATAGGCATATTACTAAGCAAGAGAGTACTTCTTACTAAGCATATTACTGTACAAGAGGGTGCTTCTTACTGTACAAGAGAGTGCTATTTCTACACTTCTTGACAACTTCATCCAACTCTTTCTTAGACTAACTTAATTCTTTGAAACCTATTGGTAACTTTCCTTCTCTGACGTAGTTATCAAAAGTTGCTCTACTGACATTCAAATATTCACAAGCTGCATACTTGCTTAATCTTTTCTCCTTGTCAGTAAACCTCTTCAAACTATCTACTATTTCAAGGGCTTCTTCCTCAGATATATTTGAATTGCCTGCATCAATATCATCTACTATCTTTAATAGTAGGCTTCTTATGACTCTTAATATATAAATACAATATTACAAACAGGAATAATCCTGTTATAGTTCCATGAATCATCAACAGCTCTAAGTCCTCAATTGGAATACCTACATAGTAATCAATTATGTTTATTATATCAGTTACCAAGATATAATGTAAGAACATCTTGTGATATAAACAAAACCTAAATACTGTTGCAGATAAATACATAAATATCTAAGGCAATATAGACATTCCTGCCAGATTGCTCAATACAGGAATGTCTATATAAAAGTAGGATAAAGCTGTGTTTAGTACATATACTAATGATATTAACATAGGTATGTATTTGAGCATTAGTATAAGTAACTTGTACATACTCTTATTTAAGTTTTCCTCCACAGCCATACCTTGTTCTCTTGATACCAGCCTTTGGTGATATTGGCTTTGGTCTTCTTTTTCCTCTTGCCATAATTTTACACTTTTAGTTATTTACCTTTCTTACCTTTTCCTTTTCCTTTACAACCACATTTCTTTGCCATAGTTATAAGATTTTAATGGTTATTTTTTCACCTTTATCATGCTTGTCTTTAAGGAGCTTATATAGCTCTTTGAAGGTATCTCTGCTGTTTACTACTTGACCCTTAACTTTATTGATACCTACTAATAGGCATCCTGCTGAGTCTTTGTCAGTATTGCCAGCATGAATAAGTATGCCTTCAAATCCCTTTACATTAAGCAGTCTTGGCACTTTACCATTACATACTTGCTTGTAGAAACTATTAGTATAGTACTTAGGAGAAGTTACATCCAAGGTAATCTCATAAGTACCTCTTGGTATAGCTGTAATTGAGGGCTTCTTCAGCTCCCTAATCTTAGCTATGCTCATAGAACTGTCAAGCTTTCTATCAGCATCTTCAAGCACATTGCAGAACCACTTTCCATCAATAGTAAGATTACTTATGGTGTAGCTCTGCTTCTTCCATTTTCTGTCCACTACTAATTCCATATTCATTAAAAAGATTTAAGTTTCTCTTTCTCAATTGGCAGGTAAGGTCAGTACATATAGAACTCATAAGGTTAAATATTTGTTTCCTAAGTTCCTCCACTTCCTGCTCCAATTCTGTATTTCTTTTTAGCACCTCTTCCAATCTCTCTCTATTATCAGTAGAGAGCTTCTCATAAAAGTCTAATGATTTTTTCATGTTACTTATGAGGTTACTATCAACTTCACTATCATACTTCTTTCTTGCAAAGAACCATGATGTCCAGCCACTGGCTATTGTGGTAATAAGCCCTATACCTCCAGTGATTAGTATTCCTAAGTCAATCATAATTATTCTACAATTTCAATAAATCTTTGTTGTTTATTCTCAATATAAGGGTTCTTCTCCACAACATTCACTTCTACTACTTTATGCTTCTTTTGAAATAATCTGAGTAACCAACATTTCTTTGGGGGATTTATAGTCTCTTTCTTATAATCCACCATTATATACTTCTCACTGACAAACTTAGGGTCTGTAGTGATTGTACTTGGATATTTAAGTCCAAGCTTCATTTGATACCACTTATCTCCTACAAGTGTATCTATGTCTAATGTAGGTTCTCTGAACAGAGTATCTCTAAATACTATTGTATCTTTCTTTGTAGCCTCAGATAAAAGGTATTGCATCTGCTTCAAATCCTTATCCTTTATCTTTAACTCCTTTCTGACCTCATTCATCTTTTGTAGGATAGAATCATTATAGTAGTTAAGTTGTTCTACAGTAAACTTGAATGCTCTGTTCTCTTCTTTTAATGAGGAGTTCTCAGTTATGAATGCCTTTTGATTGGACATTGATACTGATATTTCCTCTTTAAGGTCTTGGTTTCTGTTGTACAATGTATATGTACTTACAGCAAGCAAGCTCATCAAAATGACTATTCCAATCCTTATATATCTCTTTACCATAAATACATTCTTTTAGGGTGCAAATATATAAAAAATAAATAACCTATGCAAGAACATAAGTGATTTACTTATAATTTTTACTTTTAAGTAAAATATAATTTTAATATTTTATTAAGGACAATATATAATATCTTGAATTGGAAATGGAAAGATGCTCCTAAGAAAATGGTGCAGGCTTGCATAAAAGAAGGGTGAATTTTTCAACTCACCCTTCTCTTCATTTCCAAAGTCAGTGACTTAGAGTTCAGAGTCTTTTTAAAAAACATTTCCACTGAACCAAGCTGCCAATGCTTCTGCAAGCTGTATGTTTGATTGTCCACTCATATCTGAATGAGGATGAACGGTATCAGGACAATGCAACACAGTAGGTGTCATGTCTATAGCTTCTGAAAGTGTATTATCTTTCCATGTAGCCCACTTTTCTGAACTATGAGAACCAGTGTCATACACCCATTTTCCATGGGTTTTGATATAACCTTCCGCATCCCATCCATCAATATCATACAAAGGACAGAATATCACTCCATTCTTGTCTGCGATAGCTTTTTGTCCTTTTACCAAATTAGTATAATTCGGCTCATTACCTCTATGCTTAGAAATGAAATGGGAAATTTGCACAATCTTTATTCTAGAGTTATACTTTCTTATAGTATTTATGAGCATGTTGTATGCTCCAAAAAAAGTAAATCTATCCGTGCTATTTATATCTTCCTCAAAATTACCTTCTGAATCAACAGGAACTCCATCATTATATCCGTGGTCTATTACTATAATGTCTGGAGGATTGCTTCCATTGAGGAAACTCAAAACTCTATACTCATAAGTTGATGATAATATCAGAGTTTTATAATTGTCACTTAAAGTTTCTGGTGCTCCTTGCCAATTATACTTTGCACAGTACTTACTCCAGTTATTGACAATATCCTCTTTCTCCGCTTTTGTGCTCATCAAAGGCATCACATCACCTTCCCACCATGCACCTTTAGTCCATCCTAATGGGTTATCTTCTGTTACATTTTTTTTATTTCCTACTCTCAAACGACTAGACCCTAGTGCCTGATTATTAACATTACAGCCAAGAATATGACCTACTATCTGTGGATAGTTGTTGTTTAATTCCACTCCATTATAATTAATCTTATAAGACAAAGAACCATTTGGGATAGATGTTCCTAGCCATAATATATTTTTCTTGGGCTTATTACTAGTACCTCCAAGTCCATACCCTTTGAACTCTGTATAATCCTCGTAAGATGTGTATGCAGTACCCTTCTCAACTTGTGTTGTATCTTTGTCTGATGTATAAAGTGCAAATCTTACATATCTTGCTTGTGGCACATTCCTGCAATCCAAAGTTTTTGATTGGAAGGTAAATAGCAAATTATGTTTGTTATCAAATACTGCACTATAAACATTCTCTGTGATAGCATTGTTGCAGTAGTACTGCAAGCAATCAATGTCTATCTCATGAGTAAGCATTAAGATATTATTATCGAGTTTGACAAGTCTTCCATCCGAATAATAAGTATATCCGATGAGGTTGTCAGAACTATTCTTGTTGAAAAGATTTTTGCTAAGTGATTTCTTTATAAAATTCTTCTCAATTTCTGACTTTAAGTCAAGCTTATCTGAATATTCAAGGGTTTTTGGCTGAATATCATTTATCCAAACTTTGATTTCGGAAAGATAATAAGCATCAGATGTAAATCTAGCATAAGACGCCCCTTCAACATATTCTAAAGAAAAAGTCGCTTTTACGACAATGGGATTATCGTTAATATCATACAGGGCAGCATAAACATTTTGAGTATAAGACCTATTTATTGTAAGCTTTTCTCCTTTATGTATAGGAATTTTATGTGTTGCGAAAAAATTACTATAATTAGAAGATTTCTCTACTTTTCCTTTATAGTTTACTATTGCTCCAATAACATTATCATTTGAATACTTATTAAAAAGATTGGCAGTCAGATTTGCATCTATTTTATCATTTAAAGATACTTTTAAATCGTCTAAGTGTTCTTTAGTTTCTCGATTTTCCGTATATTCCTTGTAAGATGTTGCAGATGTTCCCTCCTCTACTTGGATAGTATTCCAGCTTAATGCATTACAAGTAAACCTGATATATACATCTTCGCTATGATTATTTGTATATTTCTGCCCTAATACTGTTTCTAATAGCTTACCATCAGAATTATATATGTTATTATAAACACTTTGGTCATAGGCATTTGCAGAAAAGACACTTTTTCCAGCAGGAACCTTAATGGGGTGTGTTACAATGAAACTATTATTTTTTACAAGTCCCCCTAAATACCCAATATAATATCCAGTTATATTGTTACTATTGTTTTTATTAAATAGATTTTTTCCTAAAGATACAGATACTTTTTGCGAGTTTAAAATTGCACTCTTTATGCTGAGTTTATCACTCACTGCCTTCTGAGACATCACCTTGTCTTCAGACTCACCAGATTCCTGCACTACATCAGTACCAGTGAGATAATTATTCCATTTAGTCTTATTAGTCCAATCTGCAATAGAGTTCCCAATGAATACATAGCTTTTCCAACCATTTTCTGATAAAAACTTACCTTGAAAGCCGAGTACTCTATCTTTTGAAGGCACTTTAGCAATAGCTTGTTCTAAAGTTAGAATCTCTGCTATATGGTCAGCATTATAATTAGTAGATATATTTACTACTCCCCTCCTATTAAGAATGTTATCAAGTCTCTCATTATCCTCATCATAGACAGCCTTGACAGAAGTAACAGGATATACATCAGTATTTTGAGTACCTCCTACTAATTCATTTTCTAAGATTTTCTTTATTTTTCCCATATTATTATTGAATTTCAATTATTATATCTGGAACCTCTTGTATGTATTGGAATTTCAATTCTCCTGATAATCCTACAGAGATAGGAGTCCATCCTTTATCACCAAAAAAAAACAGCATAAAAGTACCATTTGATAATGGTTTTAACCATCCTACATTGTTTACAGTAGGCTCAGATACACTAATCATTATATCTTTTACAGTCTTCATTTTTTTTTTCTTAGGAAGTTAATATACCTGCTGTTCTCAATGCTGCCAATATGTCATTGACTTTATATGCTACACTCTCAGCAGTGGCAGAGTCAGTTACCAAATCTTCAATAGCTGATACTTTCTTTACTGCTCCTATTTGTGTAGTAGTAGCTGCTGGCAAAGGCAGATTTACTACAGCAGAACTAATAGTTTTTGTACTCACAATATAGGTAAGCAATGTTACCTTCCCATCTTTCCTATCACTTATAAAATATATGGCAGCAGATGTTGAATCTGAAGTTCTTGTATAGGTAATAGGACCAGTAGAGCCTGTTATAGTAATCTCACCACACTTATTCACCTTACTTGCTGTAACATCATCAAGTGCTACATCAACTTGCTCTGATGTAAGATTGACTGTGTATGGCTCATTAGGACTGATATAACTATCATTCTTTGTTATAGAGCCATCAGCAGCAATATCATAATAAGCATCATTATCATGGGCAGTTACTACATGGGCAAATCCTCCTGTACTTGATTGATAAGTACCAACACCATATCCATAATCAAGTTCTGTAAAGAAGAATCCTGCAATACCTTGTAACTCTTTGAGATTAGATTGCTTTACTGCATCACTATCACCAATCTGAAGTTGCAGACAAGTGAGCTTGCCATTTTGCAACTTTGTGATGTTGTCATTGGCAGTTCCCATATCTTTATCAAGGTTGTCTACCTTCTCCTCAAGCTCCTGTCTATCTTCAAAAGTGTCATTTAGAGAAGTCCATCCCTTGGCTCCATATACTTTTAGCTCTCCATTATTAAGCAATAAGCTTTGAGTACTTGGGACTTTAATATCTTCTATAATATCTCTAAATCTTCTCATTTGTCTGATTTTTGAGCTGTTTTATTTATTTGCTTTTCTTTGAGTTTTGCATCAGACCTTGCCTTATCTTTATCAAACTCTAATCTTTCCCTATCAAGCTTAATTCTCTCATCAAATTGTCTTATTGATTCCATCAGTTTATCCTTAGCTTCTTGTGAATATTCAGGCTCTATTATGCCATCATCTTCACTATTCTTGCTATAGGCTTGCATCTGGGCAATAAGAATCTTTGTCTCATTATCTCTTTGGTTAAGAGCATCTTCCTGTTGCATCTTAGCCTGCTCCATCTGAGTCTTCTGTTCTATCTCTTGCTGCTGTACTTGCAGCTGTTGTTGCTGTGCTTGGGCTTGTCTCTCTTGGATACTTCTTTCATCCTTTTCAACAAGTCTTTGCTTCTCGGCAAGTGAAGATGAACTGAATAGCTTCATAATAGTTGAGAATGATAGAGTCTGGTTCTGCAATGCTGCCTGAGCTAAAGTATCAAGTTTTGAGTTTAATTCTTGAACACCATTGCTACTATCCACTACAAGACCATAATCAGCTTCTGCAAATTCATCACCATCTATCTCCATAACTCTCACTGAATTATCAGACAAGATATATTGGAATTTCTTGCTTCTGCCTCTTAATGCTATCTTAGCTGTTTCAAGCAAGCACTCTAATGCCCTCTTCTTGACTTCCTCATGTACTACAAATAGCCACTCTGTAATGTGAGAAGACTGCATCATACTCCTCTCTACTCCACCTACTGTCTCTCTATTACTTACTTGACCTTCTCTCTGTTTGGTAATACCAGCAACTTCTGCCATTTCCATCTTGATAAATTCAAGAAGATTAATGTATTGCTGTATCTGATTACCATCAGAAGCTGTAATTACACCAGCGGAAGCATTGTTTAATGCACCTGCAAGTTTACCTGTAGCTGCACCTACATTACCCTCATTGAAGCTGTCTTCTACTGCAAGACCCATTGTCTTCGCATAGTATAACCACTTCTCTACATCCCATCCTTTAGGCTTTTTGGCAAAGTCAAGTCTAACTAATGAACCCCAGTTTCTTGCTATCAGTTTATTCAATCTATCATGTATTGCATCATATAAGTAGTTATATGGCTTCATCATGTCTACTAAACTGAATGGTCTGTTGTCATTAAGGTTATAAATGGAGCCAACAATTCCAAAGTGACATCTTGAAGGATTACTTAGTCTATTGTACTGAACTACTCTTGGTCTCATATTTACATATATATCAGTACCAATCTTAGTTCCTTCCCATGCTTCATTGATGTAGAATACCTGTTCCTCTTCTCCAGCATCCTTATCTATTACATAAGTCTCTGGGTAGAAGTTAAATACTTCTTCACCTGTTTGAGGGTCATAACTTCTTACCTTCTTAATCTTTCTCCTTGACTTCCAATATACTCTAAGTACTCTCAAGTTTCCTGCAACATCATAAGGAAGAAGTGAGTTATTAACTCCATCATATCCTCCTAATGGGTCCCAAAAGAATCCCTCTGTACTTATTTCATCTCCTATCATGTTGTTATTGACAAAGCCATATCTCTCATCTATGTTATCCATAGAGTCTGTAGCAGCTTGACCTACATGGTCAGGCATCTTCTCTATGTACTCCATGTCTTTCTTTGTCAATACATCATAATAGGTATCAATGACTTTGCCTGGACTCCAATAATCTTCAAGGATTATCATATCTGCATCCTCAATCTTATTGCTATATCCTGACTTAAAGATTCTTACCTTGAGTGGATTTAATCTCTCAATAGTAGGTTCACCTCCTACAATATCACATTGGTAAATCTCTTCACCAACTGCCATTGCATCCATGAAGCCTTGGTTGAACATTAGAGGGGTATTTAATTCCTTTACATAATGGTTTAATAGGGCATTTGCCCTTATTTCTCTCATGTCCTGCCACTCATAGCTGTAATAGTCATTTATCTTTTCAAGCTCCTGATTAGCCTCCTCTTCTGACTGAGAAGTATTAGATACCCACTCTTGTAGCTTCTGTAGTAATTCTTGCTTCTTGTTATTCTCTATCTCTGTAATAGCATTAGGATTAGTAACTACTACTTTGAAGTCAAAGATTCTCTTACTTTCCTCACCTCTAAGCACATTCAACTTACTATTCATAATAGGATAGTGTTGAATCCTGTCAGGTATGAAACCTGCCTGTAGCTTCTCAGGATTCAGTATCATCTCAAGGTCACTCATGTGGAGTTTACCATTGAGCAAGTCATAGTTAATTTTCTTATGTATTACAGATTTTCTAACTAAGCTATAATTGAAGAAGGTCTTACTGTCTGCCCAATCCAAGTGCTTCTTCCTCCAAGCTTTATTTTTCTTATTGAAGGGAAGTTGCTGTGGGGGCAAGTTTATCATTTCATATCCCATATACTTCAATTTAATTACTGTGCAAAGGTAAGTAAAATCCTTGACCTATGCAAGTATATAAGTAATTTATTAATCATTAGCCTTCATTTTTACTAAATTTACTGCCTGAACCTAAAGTCATAGTTTCTCTTGAAGAATAGGTCATTACCATCATAATTATTATTGGCTCTCTCCTGCTTCTCCTTACTGACATCTCCTTGGTATCTTATCATCCTATCCTCTCTTAAAAGCATTAACATGCCCATAGCAGATATTCTATCGAAGTTACCTTCAGAGTTGTAATTAATAAGCTCTTTTAGCAGTGCCCTGTTCCTTACAGTAAATAACCTTGGAACCGTCACTTCTTTCTCTTCTCCATCAATAGTCTGCATAATAGGAACTGGAGCCAATAGCCAGCTTCTCAATCTACTCCTTGCATAGGCATTAATGGCAGGAGAGGCATTAGTACCTTTTGACTTGTTACCATAGCCATCCTTCATCATCTGCTTTTCCTTTAAGAAATCAAGAACATCTGTAAGGAGATAAAGACTATTTCTTGTCGAGAAGTGAGAGAATAGACCTTTCTTATTATACTCATAATTCAACCTACCATTGTAGAATAGACAAAGTTTTCTACAAATCTCATAGTAATCATCAGCAAAAGATGGTCTTCCAGTGTATTCAGCCACTATCCTATCTGTCCATAGGTCTAATACAAATATAGAACCTAAAGACATAGTATTTGACTCATCATCATCATAAGGGTCAGCACCTAATATATACCTGTCATTATATGGCTTACCTGTATTCTTATCAATCTCAGGCATTTGGTATATCTCAATAGCACCCTCTATCTTATTATCCTTATGAGGAAAATCCCTAATAGGTATGGCAGAGGTAGGTTTGTACTCTACTTGACCACCTTTATTAAATACCAAATCACCTACATATACATCATCATACTCTATAGGGTTGGCATCTAATTGACCTACTCTTTCAGTTAAGTCAGCTATAGGGAACATATTTACACCTGTCTTAACAATAGCCTCAGCAGGAGTAATAGGAACCTCAGCAATGGTCTTAATGATAGTATTAGGGTCAGTAGAATTGTACTTTACTCTGTACCTATTCATAAGAATCTCAATAAGAGCCTTAATCACATCAGATACACCATCCTCATTATAGCATCCCTTTCTATTTACATAGCCAGGAAAGAAGAATACAAAGTAAGGTTTACCTTGGTTATACTTATCAAATACATTAGGTAAGGCATACATATTATAACCTTTTGGGTTATACATAATTTCTTGAGCACCAGCAAAGTCTGACTCATTATCACCAGCAGTACCTAACATATAGATTTGACCAAAGACAATATCACCTTCTTGTACTGAAGGCAACAATACATTATACAAGTCTACAAGTCTTGGGAATGTACCAAACTCCTCAATAAGAATCTTAGCAGCTCTCTTACCTCTCAACTTAGACTCATCATCCTTAGATGATACTCCAAGTACTGTATTTTGAGTACCTCTTTCAATATCAAGGTCTACATCCTTATATCCCATTATCCAAGTCATTTCCTGCAAAGAGCTCTTTAATCTCTTTCTTGGGAACTGGGTATTGGTTGCACAGAAATTAGCCATATCCACAAACTTATTAAGAACACCATCCTTAGTAAGGTACTCCCTCTGATAAGCAGTTACTATACCCTTTACCTTTTCATGTGCCTCTTCATTTTCACCTACTACAAAGATGTGGTTAAGTATGGATGCAAGACTATATGACTTACCTTTACCTCTGGAAGCAAGCTCAGCCATGTGCTGACTTCCCTCAAAGTTATTGTACAAGCCACCATTTGATGCTTGGTCTAAGCAATGGAATCTCCAATAGATTCCTTCCCAACATTCAGGAAGTGCTTCTATTCTATCAGCTCTTTTAGACTTTCTCTTTTTACCATTCTTATCCTTATACTCTCTAATCTTAGAGAGCATCATAGGAGAATAGTTAAGGAACCAATACATATAGCCTGTAACCCATTCTCCATCACTTTCCCTCACATAACCATCCCAGATTCTTCTCCTTTCCTCTCTTACCCATTTGCCATACTCACTATTAGGATTGGCATTAGGTCTGAGGTTAGTAAATGTACCATACTTCTCATAATGTATAGCAGATGGTCTGAAATAGTCCATATCCTCCAATATATGAGGATTAGCCAAGTCCACAATGATTCTACCTCTATCATCTCTTGGTCTATCCTTGGCATGTTCTCTTGCAGGACTTATCAATCTCTTGACAAACTCTACATTATTTATAATATCAAATAACTGGTCCTGAACCTCCTGAGGAAGGCTATTGACCAATTCCTCAGTCAGCTCAGTCTGATATTCATTCATTGGTATCTTCTGAAACTCCATTATATTCTCCCTTTATAACTGCTTCATAAAAATAAGAGCCTATCCAATTGAATATTGATGTACTCAACATAATATCCATCTTCCTTAATATACTCTCTTCTTGACCACCAGGAACCCTGGCAATATGTTGTATCTTCATTACTTCATAGGACTTACCTCTCTTAGTAAACCACAGAGTGTACTTATAAATCTTATAGACCTTAAATGAGGAATGAGGTATTATCTCCCTCTGTAATACAATATGTCCTACATTCTCAATTCCCCTTTCACCTCTCCTTATCTCAATATGTTTATTGAGACCTTCTATTATATCTTCTGCTTTCATAATTATAGTGCTAAGTCATCCTCAAATATAGTCTTTTCTCCCTGTCCTCTCATTCTGCCTGACTCTCTCATTTCAGAGTTAAGCGCCTTTTCAGCCTCATTGAGGTCTTTCACAAGAGAAGGTATTTGCTTAATGAGGGCACCTGCTTCTTTCAAATCCTTAATTTCAAGTTCATCAAACTCTTGGGCTTTCAGTCTTTTTCTATATTTATCAACCATAAACCTCGTGTCTTCAAGGAGTAAAGCTGAGATTGGCTTAAAGGACTTATAAAATTTCATTGCCTCTGTTACTATTCTATCTGGTTCCCATTTAGGAGGTAATCCCTCTCCCTCTTTAATAGCTTCCATTCTTTCCTTGTCATCTACAAGGTACTGATAGTCACTTCTTGGGTCACAAAAGAAGTATATAAAGCCAAGTTCCATTATAGCCTTATCCTTATTAACAGTCTTATCTCTTTGCCATATTTGTCTGAAAGGTTTAAGAGCAAAAGCTTCCTCAGATATTACTACTTTGTAACCTTCATATTTGAACAATTTTATCATAATCTAAGAAAAAAAAAGAGTGTATCAAGATTAGTTTTCCTGATACACTCTTTTGAATTATACAATTAGTCTCTTCTTCTCTGGTTGAATGATTGGTGAAGGAGTTGGGTCAGGAACTTCCTCATACTCTTCAATAATGAAGTCAATATCCCTATCCTGTAGTAATAGGCACTGTTTTCCATCCATCTCAACAACATCAAAGTTGTAAGTTATGATAGGGTTATCAGTGATTACTCCATCCTTTAGAGAACCTTCTCTGTGTTTCTTTACACCAAATCTTGTAGGATTAACCCATACCAAGTCACCAACTTTAATGTCTCTAACAGAGCTACCCACTGCAAGTACTCTCTGATATTCCTTCAAGCTGCCTTCTCTCTTAGTCACATCAATAAGACCAGCTCCTACCATCATATCATGCTCATACTTATCCATTGTAGTGATAAGTGCAGTGAACATTGGCTTTATCTTCTTAACCTTCAACATACTCAATGACTTTTATACCATATTCTACAGCACAAGAGTGCTCAATCTTACAACCTCTATATTTGTCCCAGTCTTTAGCAAAATATGCAGCATCTGCCACAGATAATAGCTCAATTGATTTACCCAAGAACCATAGAGGTCTTGCATCTACTGGTGCATCTTTGAAGAAGCTATCAATTACTTCCACATCATCATTGAGTACTGCCTTAGCCTCTTCCACTGCTTTGGCTCTTTCTGCTTCTATTTCTTCATTTGTCTTGCCCTTCATGGGCTGACTAATAAACAATTTCTTCATTTCTTCTCCCTTATCTGTTTTATAAACTTGAATCTCTTTTTTATACCTAACATCCTATCATAAGTGCAAGTCAATTTACCCAGTGATGGAATGTTGAAATTTGTTCTTAACTTAGCAAAATCCTCTTCATTAAGATTCTCCTTTAATGGCAAGGACTGTATAGATTGGTTAATAAATAACCAAAATGCCTTATATGTTTTATCTACCACTCCTTTAGGTAAATTCAACTCTTCAGAAACTTTACCAATTATATCAGGATAATTCATTTCAATTCAAAAAGTAACAATAGTTGGAAAGTGCCAGTCTCCTCATCAATGTTAGGAATAAACCTTGGATTAATCTTGCCATCAATGATAACCTTATTCTTCCTTAGCTTGCCCATAATTACTTGAAAGTGTGGGAGAGTGATATTACACTCTTTCCTTACTTTCTTCTTTGTATCTTCACTCATTGTAACCTTATCAAGTATCTCATTGTCCTTGATAACTTTACTGAGTTCATATCTCTGCTTAACAAAGGATGTAATTACATCAATCTCTCTATCAGTTAGCTTATGAAAAGGCTCTAAAAATTCAAACCAATATCTAAAGAATTTACCATTTAATGAAGTGGGGATTCTAACTATATTGTTAGCCTTCTTCATCTTGTAATTTACTCTTCAGTTTTAATATCTGGTGTTTCCTCTTCCTCAGTCTCTTCAGGAACTGTCATAATTTCCTCAATCTCAGCAATACACTTTTCAAGGAAGTCCTGCTTGAACCTATGTCCATTCTCTACTACCTTAAACAAGTAGTCAAGTCTCTTGAACATATTACCCATATTAGCAGCCTGTAACTTCATATACAACTGCTTAGACTGCTCACTAAGCTGATGAGCTATGTTCTCTAACTGCTCATAAGACATCTTCTCAGGTCTCTCTGTTTCCTTTGTTGTTGGCTGCATCTCTACAACCTTTCCCTTTTGCTCTTCCATTTTACTTTATAATTAAATTGTTAATACTCTTCAAGGTATCTGTGTCCATATCTATTCTTGTAGAGGGTCTCCCATTCCTCTATTGAACATTCTCCTATATCAGTGGAGCCACACTCATCACAGTAATCTGAATCCTCCATTCCTGGAATGTTCCTAATATTCAATGATAGACAATGCTTGCAGTATAATACTGGCACTTCATTGTAATCATTAGGCTGATTTTCTGTGTTTAAGTTGCTCATAAATCATCTTCTTTCTGTCATTCAGACTATTCTTACCATGCTTAGCATTGTTAAAAGGTCTCTTAGGATAAATAAATCCATCAAGAGATATATGACTTCTTCTGATTGCTCTCCTTGCAGACTTAAACCTGCTTACTGCTTCATAGGTTCTCAGGTGAAGAATACCTCTTTCATAGAAATCTCCTACAATATCTACTCTATTCTTCTTTATGTAATCCTTGAACTCCTCTTCACTCATCAAGGGTCTTTCTATTGTCTTCTGCTCTTCCATTTCCATAATGTTTTATTTAAAGTAGATTAATACAAACTGACCATTTTCTTTAAGTAGAGAAACTATATCCCCTCTCTTAATTCCTTCCTCATTGGCTGACCTTACAATACCTCTGATTGTAGTATCAGTTAATGCAGTCATAACTTGATGGACCTCTGAACCATTGGTCTTTTTGGTTCTTGTCATCTTTACCTTTTCTATCTCTTCCATATTACCTAAATTAGTTGCGGGGGAGAGACTCGAACTCTCAACCTCAAGGTTATGAGCCTTGTTAGCTACCATTGCTATCACCCCACGATGTATATTTGAGCAGATAGTGGGAATTGAACCCACACATTAACATTGGAAGTGTTACATACTAACCTTTATACTATACCTGCATTTGAGTAGATAATCAGACTTGAACTAACCCCATACCTACATTATAGAGCCTCCTAAAGGATTTGAACCCTCTCTTCCTGTTTACAAGACAGGCTTGCTAAACCATTAACACTAAGGAGGCATTGTAGTCTAAGAGGGATTTGAACCCTCAATCCCTAAAGGGCGAGGGATTTTAAGTCCCTTGTGTATTCCAGTTCCACCATTAGACCATTTTATTTTTCCCTCTGTAATTGTCTGTCAGAGCATGACAATTAGGACATAAGAGCTGTAAATTACCTATTTCATTATTACTATTATTACCATCTTTGTGATGCAGCTCTAAAGGTATCTTTTGCCCTTGCCATTCAGACAACCCACATCTCTATTCTTTTATATTTTCTGAAAGCAATCTTCTCTTTAGATTGTTTGAGTTATATCTTGAAGGATTTACAAGAATCCTACTAAGAGGGAATTTCTTAACTACTGGAGAATATCTTTCACCAGAGTTCCATCCCTGACCTGTAAAGTGGGAAGTATCTATATTGTATAAATCAATTGCTTGATGTATACTTCTCTACTTCTCAGTTTTGTCATTAGTAAGGTCTTATATCACATAAGTGGAATAAGTAGTCATACTTATTGATATTCTGAATAAAGGTTTCACATTCAGATGTTATACCTTTATATATGGTCTCTTGAGGAATCTTATCATAGAATGCAATAGTAGCAGACTTAACTTCACTTATAAAGTCAAAAGCATTCAGTGCATCACTTGAAGTTCCTTTGATTACATTAGGTTGCATCTTGCCAAGTATTCCCATATATCCTTCTGCAAGCCCATCCTGATAATCTGACAATATATCAAGGAACTCATCAAGATATACATGGATATTCTTCTTAGGTGCTGCCCAATGCAGATTCTTACACTTAGTCTTCCAACCTTCAAGCTGATTTAAGAAGTTGATAAAGAACTGAGAACCAGATACTTCTGTACTTCTGCTTGATTCCATTGGAGTAAATAGGCTATCTTCTTCAAACATATTCTCTTATTTTGATGACGCAAAGTTAAGCAAAATATTTCAATTAACCAAATATTTTCCCAATTATTTTCAAATTATTTTTTAGTACCCTCTAAGAGACTTGAACTCTTACACTACTATTACTTCATGTCTGCTTCTAAGGCAGATGTGTCTACCAAATTCCACCAAGAGGGCATTAGTACTCCTGAAGAGAGTTGAACTCTTAATCTTTATTTCAAGCCCTGACTTTTGAGGTCAGTGTGTATTCCAATTCCACCACAGGAGTATATAGTGGGTACTCAAAGAATCGAACTTTGTTCTAAGGATTTTCAGTCCTCCGCAATGTAACCATACCTGCCCAGTACCCATAATGACTTATTTGTGTCTCTACCCACATCACCTTCCATAAGTCAAGGACAAAGATTTCTATTGAAGTGGGGCAGAAAGGAATTGAATCTTAAATAGCCTGAGGCAGTGGATTTACAGTCCACACTAATTCATCACATTAAAGCTACCCCATATAATATTTATTACTCACTCCAACATCAAAGGAACTATATTCCAACTGGAATAGTTCCTGTAGGTGTCCAAGCATAAGCCTTAGCAGCTTGTCTAAAGTATGCTTTAACACCCCTCTTAATTAATGAAATAACCTTTTTCATAACAATAAAAATTTGGAGTTAATAATATGTTATGT